TCCATCCCGCAGCAATTTGTCATTATCATGTTAGAAGATTACTGGCTGACCCGCGACGTGAACCTACCTGCCATCGACTACGCGCTGGAATACATGATGCAATACCGTTCTATCCTGCGCGTTGACTTAACTACTGACCGACTCTACGCCGGTGGAGTTAAGCAACACGACACTTACCGCTGGTTAGACTTTGTGCAAGCTGACCATTCCCCTTACGAAATGTCGCTGATGCCTGGGTTGTGGAACAAGAAACTGTTACTGGATATTTTAGAACCTGGCTGGTCGCCTTGGGACGTAGAAACTATCGGAACGAACAAGGTTAACGAGAGCGAAATGGTTGTGCTTGGAACACGTCAGAACCCTATCACTTTTGTTAATGGGATGCGCGACCATACTGAAGACGTGAATGTCAACGGTATAAAAGAACCGCATCGCTCAAAGGTAAAAGAATGGATTCCGACCAATGCGGAAATTGTTGATTTTCCCTGGCACGAACGACCGAACAATAAACCTGATTAGGAGTTTGTGATGATTGAAAGAATTCTCAAAAAGTTTGGTTATTTGAAATATTCAGAATTGTCAAAATTACTAAATGAACCCAAAAAGACAAGGGTCAAATGGATAACCATAGAAAATGCAAGTAGCAAAAAAAAGAATTTCTATCATAAACTTAGAGTGAAAGATATTAGTGAATATATCTTTCCAGATTTTCCGAGTCCTTATTTTCTAGCGCCTGATGATGATAAAAGTATACGAGAGAAATTGCCAGAAAGTGCCGAGATTACTTTTATCATGAATTCGGGAAGAATTATCAAAACCAAAGTGGCTATCAGACATTTAGACGCGATTACTAAAATACTTGATGAGGAGTTATATCAATTTTATTCCTCATACCGTGTTTGGGAATAACAATGACAACTAAATCCTACGAATTACAACGCGCACTCGGATATTTACATATCCCTGAACTTGACTTACTTATTCACACAGTCAAATCCCTGCCCGCTAATCCAATTGTAGCCAATTTGGGCGCAGGTGGTGGCACGTCAGGAACGGCAATTGCGGAATCCCGCAACGACGTAACTCTTATCACCGTTGATAAAACTTTTGACGCCTCCCCGCTTGGTTGTATAGTTGCAGAAATCAACGCATTGAAAGAAATTGGCTTACATGACAAAATGGTTAAAGAAAACCGCTATTTCACTATACACGGTAACAGTCCCGACGTTGGACTCTATTGGGAACAACACGCTAACCAATTTGGTATCCATCCTGAACTAGATATGGTATTTATCGACGGCGACCACTCCTATGAAGGATGCAAAGCAGACATCGAAATGTGGACACCGCACATCAGACACGAAGGTATCGTTGCTATTCACGACTATGACCCTGTTATGTGGCAAAGCGTGGTGAAGGCAACTGACGATATGATGAAAGACCATGTTCAGATAGCGTTAGTGGATAGTCTTATCGTGTTTGAGTTGCGCTAGACAGATGTCAAAGGAACAAATCCATGTCGTAGGCTATCCGCGTTCCGGTAACGTCTGGATGTCACGATTACTAGGTGACGCGCTAGACAGTCCTGTAAAATCAGGTGGCGGCAAGGTTTCTATTGCGGACGAAGGATTAGACCGTCGGGGAAACTATATTATCCGCCAGCGTCACTTAAAACGACTACCGTCTGAGGGAAAAATCGTGTTCGTCTATCGTGACCCGCGTGATGTCGCAGTATCGTTCGCCCACTATTGGCAAACAACGTTACAGGACGCGATTGACCGCATCGGACACGGAAACCCTAAACATCTAAAAGGTTGGTCGTGGTTGCGTTTCATGCAGCATTGGTACGAAACTAAATATGAGAACATGACGTGGGTAAGCTACGAACAGTTGCAAAGGAACACGGTCGGACATCTAAAAATCATCATGTTCATCCTTGACTTGAAACCGACCAAACCGTTGCAGCGTGTGGTTCATAGACAATCCTTTGCAGTACGCAAACGCCTAATCTCATACTTAGGTGACAATTGCAAAACCTATAACGCTGGAATTCAGAATCAATCTATGCGTGCAGGACGTTCAGGTGATTGGTGTGAACAATTCAATCCTGAACAGCGTAAGCAAACGCATGATTTATGGTGGGATTGGTTGAAGTTGCTAGGTTACGAATCTGATGAAAATTGGTGGATGGATAAATGTCTAATCTAAAAGTCTTGATGAAGCCGCATCTTGATAGTTTTGATAAACACGAATCAGGTATTCGTCGTGTAATTGAGCAATATTTCCGCCTACTTCCCAATTATGGTATCGACCTTGTTAATTCCGACGCAACCAGCTATGATTTGCTTGCAGTACATGCAGGTATGACGGGGGCAGATGCGGATATAGCGCATTTACACGGAGTATATTTTACTGCCGACTATCCAGCATCCGCATGGGAATATCGAGCAAATGAACACATTGTCCACGCGCTACGCAACGCTTTAGAAGTCACCGTTCCGTCAAATTGGGTCGCAGAAACTATCCAGCATGATATGCGTTTCAATCCTACCGTTGTTCCGCACGGTATTATTCCTGAAGAATGGGAACACTCTTACCGACTACAAGACTATATCTTATGGAATAAGAATCGTAACGCAGATGTGTGCGACCCGACTCCAGTTATCAACCTTGCACGCTTACGCCCCAACGCACAGTTCAAAATCACGTTCTATCCTACTAATCAGACCGCACCGTTGAAAAATGTGCAAGCAATCGGGATGCAGCAGCATGACGTTATGAGACGAATAATCAAATCTGCACAAGTCTATCTATCCACAACTAAAGAGACGTTTGGCATCGGCATCCTAGAAGCACTTGCAGCAGGCGTTCCGGTTCTAGGCTATAAGTATGGTGGTAACACTATGCTGGTCGAACATGGTATCAACGGCTACTTAGCGCGAGTCGGGGACGTTGAAGACCTTGCGCGTGGTCTAGATTACTGCATAAAGCACCGTGACGTTCTATCTGCTAACGCACGAGTCACCGCCAAAAAATGGGATTGGCCGAGCGCGGTTGAGAAAGTTGCGCAAGTTTACCAACGCGCTTACCAGAAGAAACTAGCAATTTCTTCATCCGATTACTATTCCACCGCCGTTGTTATCCCATGTTACAACTATGCTCACACGTTAGAACGTGCTGTCAAATCTGCATTGTCCCAAACGCACCAACCTACTGAAATCATCATTGTCGACGATGGTTCAACTGACAACACCCGTGAAGTTGCGGAACGTTTACAATCCGAACACGCTATCGTTGAATACGTCTACCAAGAGAATTTAGGTGTCGCTCATGCCCGTAACACAGGTATCTCATTATCAAAGTCTAATTTTATTTGTTGCTTAGACGCTGACGATGCGCTCGAACCCCGTTTTCTGGAAGCGTGTATAGACCCGTTCCGCACCGACCGTTCACTCGGAATCACCTACACCGGCATCATGACCGTTCACGAAGATGGACGGCAGGAATTGTCACAATGGCCGGAAGAATTCAACGCAGACAAACAACTATCTCCACGCGGCGCAGACAATCTACGTGGTCAGAATCAGATACCTACGTGTAACGTGTTCAAACGTCAAGCGTGGGAGCGCACAGGCGGTTATCGGCAACGGTACGCACCACTAGGTGCAGGCGCGGAAGATGCAGAATTCTGGACACGTATTGTCTCACTCGGCTACGGTGCTAAAAAAGCGACCAACGCGGGACTGTTCTTGTACTCACTCAATTCTGGCGGAGTGTCCCGCGCATGGAACGATGGGTCAGTTGACAAGAATTTGCTAGAACCGCAATGGCTATCTATGCACCCATTTTCGCGTGACCGCCGTCACCCATTTGCCAGTCGTGCCACTCCGGTCAATGGCGTTTCGCACCCTGTTAGACAGTATGACGAGCCAGTTGTGTCAATTGTCATTCCTGTAGGAATAAGTCACTTGCAGCAGGTTATCAACGCGATAGACTCGGTGGAAGCGCAGTCCTACCGTAAGTGGGAGTGCATCGTAGTCATTGACGGCGTACTCATTCCTGACGAATTGGAAACTGCGTATCCGTTTGTAAAATTTTATTCAACAGGCTACGGACGCATCGGTGCAGGTGCAGCACGTAATCTAGGCGCAAAACACGCACGCGCCCCGTTTCTGGTATTTCTGGACGCGGACGACTCATTACACCCCGACTTTCTGCTAAAGTCCCTAACTTACTGGCGCGAGTATAAATCTATCATCTATACCGATTACGTTAATAAGATTATCGTCTCGCCTGAAGGTCTGCAAGACTTTCCGCAACAAGACGTGCTATCCTACATTGAGAAAACGCAGGAAGCGGTCATTGCTGGACGTTCAGCAGACTATGACTGCGACCGCGCACAGGCGCAAGGCGACTCAGGCAACCGCGACCTGTACCATTGGTGTCTAGTTACCTGTCTTGTCCCGAAAGTCTGGCACGATGAAATAGGCGGGTTCGATGAGAAAATGCAGACCTTTGAGGACGTACTCTACCATTGGTCACTTGCCCGAAAAGGATATTGTTACACCCGACTCCCCGAACAACTTATCGTTTACCGAATGTATACCGGACAACGACGCGAATTAGCATCACTCTACACCGACGAAGGTAGACAGAACGCGACCAAGATGCTAGAATATGCTTGGTCACAACTACAAGGAATAGAAAAAATGGCGTGCGCAAAATGTCCCACCCCCAAACGACAAACTATCAATTTGGAACAAAGTATGGTGTCACTTATGAGTAACCCAACTAATCAGCAACAGACAGGTAAAGAAGACGACAACTACGGAATGTATGACTACACGCATCCTAATCGCGGCAATCACAAAGTTGTTGGTGCGGTTACTAGACGAGACTACGGATACCGTCAAGGCGGTGAGCGTTTCTTAGTCCATCACGCAGACGCACAAGCACTTCCGCAATATTTCCGTCTAGTGCAGGAAACGACTATCGAAGGCGTACCTGACATTGTTGATATTCCCGCCGCACCGCAGCCTATTCAGCCAATTATCCTTGACAGACCTGCTGAACAACCTGTTACAGAACACGTTACAGCGCAACTTATTGCAGAAATCAGCGATGATGACCTTCTATCCCATATCGCACCCGTTGCAGACACCGACCCTAAACGCATCATTGACGAGGAAACTGACACGGTAAAGGACGAAATTGACCCCGAACCGCGCACCATCGCGTCCGCAGATGAACCAATCGACTTGACCAAACTTCCAGGTATCACTCCCGTAATCGCCGATATGTTACGTGCAGACGGTGTTGATACGAAGGCGAAAGTGCTTGCGTTGGGAGTAGAAGGATTGCAGAAATATTCAGGTATCGGTGAAGTCCGCGCAATGGGGATTATCACCGCGCTTGAAATTGACCAACGTGACGCAGAAACGGTTGTAGAGGAAGTGTAAAATGAGTTCTTGCTACTCACGAGATATACCCTAAACATTGCAATAAATTCAAGAATGTTGTAGAATATATCTAACTGAATATTGCTGTTCGCTATCGAACTGGTGGCTTGCGTCTTTGACTAGATGCTTGCCGCCAGTTTTTGATTAACTACTATGTACTTCTATTTCTACTTTTTACTCACCGCACTTGCTATCTGGCGCATATCCTCACTTTTAGCGCGTGAGGACGGTCTATTTAACATCTTCCTACGCATCAGGCACTACGTTGGGGTGCGCTATGACGACAAATCGGAAACCTACGGAACGAACACCGTCTCTAAGGGAATTCTGTGCGTATGGTGTTCTTCCCTGTGGTTCACACCGTTCGCGTCGCTCCTGTTCGCTACAGACCCCGTAGAATGGTTGATTTATACACTATCGCTGTCCACAATCGTTATCTTGTTTGAGTCTACTATCACAAGGTTAAGTTAATGTCCCGCGCAGACACACCAACCCTTCTACCTCTAGACACCTATGCTCGCATAATGGGACTAAACCCGCTTGCGTTCAATCAAGCTGTCGGACACGGAACAGATGACCGCGAGATATTCAAAATTGCCAACGCGCAGCAACCTATCACGTTCCAATACGACTATCAGGGTCATTCACAACTGAGCCGCGAAACACTTGCACTCGCTATCAATCGTGCAGAACATGACATTGCTACCTATCTCGGATGGTGGCCTGCTCCTATATGGATTTCGCAAGAAGTTAAACGTTTCCCGCGTCCATTTCTGAAATATGCGTTTGGCGACGGACTTGATTTACGCGGCCAAGAGAAGGCTGTCCGTACAGAATGGGGCAAAGTGATACAAGGTGGTCGTCGCGCAACGACTCTGCTGGATACCGCCAACAAAGCTGTTGAAATGGTGTTTTCAGACGAGGATGGTGACGGGTTTGACGAAACTGTCACTATCACGATTACGGGACTGACCATCACCAACGTCTGTGAAGCAAAGGTTTACTTTGCAGGTAAATCTGCTGACCCCGTGTGGGAGATACGTCCATTTCGTTCCAAAACGCTTACTGCCGGAACACTCGTTATCGTTGCTGATAGCTGGCTGTTCCTAGACCCCGACTTGCAGAACGCAATCCCTATTGGTGACGACCACCCTGTTATCGACGCGGATGACATTGCCAATTACGTCGACTCCGTTGAAGTCTACCGTGAATTTACCGACTTTTCGCAAGCATCTGCACAATTCCTGTGGGAACGCCAACCTAATCTAAAGCTAACATTTTGCACAAATTGTAGCAATACAGGTTGCGAAACCTGCTCTTACGTTGCACAAGACGGCTGTCTGCTTCCTAAAAATCCGCACATGGGACTGGTATCGACTTCAGCAGCAGAATACGACTCTGTTGAAGAAGTCTGGAATCCGGTCAATTATGCTAACGTATGTTCAGCACTCGGAAACGGACGCGAACCAGATATTGTGAAACTGTGGTACTACGCTGGTTTCCTTCCGCAACGATATTTGGATGGGACGGTCTGCAACCCGCTTTCATTAGATAACCAACTTGCTCACGTTATTGCCTATCTTGCGACTGCACGATTAGATTGCGACTTCAACGCCAATAATAACGTTGCGCAACGGATGAAAATGTTGCAGCGCGACCACAGCGAGTCATTTGAGGGTGGAAGCACATTCTTTGTCGAACCGTCACTTTTAGATAATCCGTTTGGAACGCGACTTGGCGAACTACGTGCCTATAAGACGCTCAAACAATTTACTGGACGCGGCGACCAGAAACGCATTGGTCAATGGTCGGCGGTGGCGGCGTAATGAAAACTGTAGACATCTACGACGAGCAAGGATGGTTACGCCGTTACGAAATCCGCGACGACATGGTTGAATTTGAAGCAACAGCGGGTCTACCTATCTCCCCACCCGACCTTACGTTGCTCAATTGTGACGAAATCCTAAAAGAGTTGCACAATATGTTAACCGAGCGCAATCTAATCACCATCGACGATATTCAACGCACTAACACACGTTTATCCAACACCATCCTTGCAGTCATGTTGCCTAAAATCATGAACCTTTATAAGCAATTATCCGCAGAACCAATCATTATCGGTACAAATGGTAAATCACACCTTCAGGACACTAGGAGTTAACAATGGCAGGAACAGGACAATCACAACGCGACGCAATGGTCAATTCGCTAAACCGCGCATGGATTATTGCGGGTCGGGCGCGTCCAGACCACACACCCGACTATCAATCCTACACGCGTCTCGGCCCGATTACGTGGAATATCGGTTCGGTCAATCCTATCTTTGACCCTGACCCGCAGAAACTTGGGTCATTTATCCAGACAGGTTCGTTCCGTGATGCGGAAGAACGTCCAACAACGTCGCTCATCAGTCACTACGCTGCTGACATCAAATCGGCGCTCATTGACCTTGCGACTAAGAAATGCCCCGCAGATATTCAGTTGCACATTGGTAAATGCGAAGACCCGTCCATCTTTGAGAACTATGTCAAAGCGATTATCTTTGAAGATGTGCAGTTAGAGACGTACTCGACAGAAGACCTCGGCGCATTAGAACCTGGTGAACAGGGGAAAGTTGATGAAACTGGTGAAATCTCAGCAGCGCGGTTCTACGAGTTCCGTCCGCTATCGGTTTCTGCGCGTACCCCGTCTGCCGTTACTAATCGTGTAATCGACGTAGTGATTTGCGACAATCAATCCTGCGGCGACTGCGAAGATGAATCAGACGGCTGCCAGCGCATCATCGCTATTACCAATGCGGCAGGCGGTTCACCGTCCACACCGGCAGACATCGTGTACTCGTTGGACAAAGGACTGACGTGGTTAGCACATGACATCGACAGTCTGGACGCGGCGGAAGACCCTAGCGAAGTTGATTGTGTTGGCCGCTACGTGGTAGTGGTCAGTAATGCGAGTGGTTCGCTGCACTACGCGCCGCTTGCTGAACTCAAAGCAGGCGTTGACCCCGATTTTACCGAAGTTTCAACAGGATTTGTTGTGAACGGTGAACCTAACGCTATTCACTCGGTCGGACGGAAAGCGTACATCGTTGGTGATTTGGGTTATATCTACACCACCACCGACCCGACCGCAGGTGTCACGCCTATCGACGAAGGTAGCGCAACGGTCGCAGTTCTGAACGCCGTTTACGGTCTGAGTGAGGAGTTTGCGGTTGCTGTTGGTAACGACGGCGCAATCATAGTTATCAACAACGACCTCGCGTCCTCTCTGACCACGACTCCTATCGCAATTGGCGAAGATATTATTTCTGTCTTTGTCAAGAATAGGAAAGAGTGGTTCATCGGAACAGCGTCAGGTAACTTCTGGTACACGCTGGACGGTGGTGAAACTTGGACTCAGAAAGTCCTTGACGGTAGTCCAACCGCTGTTACTGCGATTGATATGCCGACCGCAAGTGTCATGTACGTGTCGGCCACAGTCTCAACTGGCGGCACGGTGTATCTATCAATCAACGGTGGACAATCCTTTGAGCGTCTGCCGAGCGACACAGGCATCTTCCCGCCGAACGATGAGATTGATGCAATTGCGGTATGTGCATTTGACCCTGACTTCTTTGTCGCGGTTGGTCTAGGCGACGATGCAACGGACGGGTTTATCGCTATTGGAAACGACTAATAACTAACTAACAACGGGAGTTTAGGGGGAACTCCCACTATAAATTCTTCAAACTGGAGAGAACAATGACTGAGCAAACTGCTGAGAAAGAAACGCAAGACGAATTATTGCCTGAACCAAAGGAACAGGAAACGGATGGGGGAAGCGTGAACGGTAAACCGACCTCAAAGCGCAAAACACCTGCTGCTGCGAAAGTCGCTAAACAGCGCGAGATTCAACTGAACGAGGATGATGAACTCGTTATCAAAGTTGTTAAAGAAGTTGATGATGACGGGAATACTGTCAAACGCGATGTACGTGTGCGCTTCAAATCCGTCGCCCCCTATCTGCTTTATGAAGTGACGCAGGCAATTGAACAACCAACCCCACCGACTTATATCAATCCTAAATCGGAAAAAGAAGAATTCAACTACGACAGTCCGCAATACGAGTTGGATATGAAAGCGTACCAGCAAGAAGTGGACGAAGCAGTTGCAGACGCGCTCATTTTATTCGGTGTAGAAGTTATTGGTGAATATCCTAAAGAGTTTTATAACGATGAGTGGATTGCATCGTTGCGCTATACGAAAGTCATTGACCCGCAACTGAACACCGACGACGAATTCACGCGCAAGCTACTCTATAAGAAATTCATTCTAGGTATCGCGCCTGAACATATCCGCAAACTGACTGAAATGTCGTCCGTGACGCAGGAGGAAATCGCGCAATCGCGAGACTCCTTTCAAGGTTAGTCATTTAGGATACCCGATTGGTGAGGCGAGACTTAGGTTCGGTGTTGACCCACATATATCTTTCGGAAGCAAGTTTGAGGAATATCAGGCGTGCATCGCGGCGCGACTCGACTTATGGAAATGGGTATCGACAGAGGAATATCCTAAATGGTTCAAAGCGGATGTCATCGCGTTTCACCAATTGAATAATTTAGTAAAAGTCTATACGCAGGACGAAGTAAACAAGAAACAGGATACGGAAGCTAAGAGAGCTAAAGCGAAGTCTAAGAGACGATAATGGCACGATTTGAGGAAGTAGGAGTACGAGCAACTGTTCAGAATTTTGGACAGTTCATGGCGCAACTAGGTGCTATGCAACGCGCCATAGGCGGTTCTGGCGCGGCAGCATCCGCAGCAGCTACAGGACTCAGAACTATGAGTGGGACGCTGGCTGCGGTTACGCTCGGTGCGGCTGCTGTTGTCGCGGGTGTCGGCGCGGTCGTTGCTGGTTTTGCCGCAATCGGTGTAAATAGCGTTCGTACCGCTGCAAGTATGGAGTCTGCGTTCGCCGGTATTCTCAAAACGACTGAAGGATTAGGTAACAATTTATTTGAATTAACTGGACAAGGTGAGCAGGTCTTTCGTCAATTTCGTGATTTAGCGTTACGCATCCCGATACCATTTGAGGAACTTGCGCGTATTGGTGAAATCGCGGGGCAGTTGGGGGTTGCAGAAACTGCATTAGCTGGTTTCACAGAAGTTGTCGCCAATTTAGGAGTCTCAACAGATTTGGCAGTAGAGGAAGCTGCATTTGTATTATCAAGATTTCTCAGCGTTTTCCAAGTAGCAGAATCACAAATGGTTGATGTAGCTAGTCGAGTGGGTTCTTCAATTGTTGAATTAGGTAACAATTTTGCTTCAACAGAACCTCAAATTACTGATTTTTCTAACAATCTTTTAGGCATCGCTCGTGTAGTCGGTTTTACGCCTGCTGATATTCTTGCGGTTGCAACTGCTTTCACGTCAGTTGGTGCGAAAGCAGAGGCAGGTGGTACAGCGGTACAACGTGTTCTTTTAGATATGAACAAGGCTGTACTGACAGGTGCAGGAACAATTGACAAAGAGTGGCAAGGTATTTTACGCACTATCGTTCATCAAAGCGAAGTTTCTGTAAGAGAATTGGTAGATGCTTTTATTGAAGGGGGGGATGATATTCAAAAGATTTCCCGACGCACAGGCGTTAGCGTTGAAAATATTGGTAGCGCAATAGCTTTTGGTCTAGGTGAACAAGGGTCGGAGAAGCTAGAAATATTTGCTAGAACTGCTGGTGTCACGGCAGAAGAATTTGCTAAAGCGTGGCAGGAAAGACCCGCAGAAGCGTTTTCTATGTTTATTAATGGCTTAAGTGCAGCCGGAGATGAAGCCACTCTGATTCTTGAAGATTTAGATGAAGATACACAACGAATGTTACGCTCAATTCTCCCCTTAGTTGCTGCTGAAGGAAGATTAGATGACGCCTTATTATCAGCAGCAGACTCTTTCGGTGAAAATATTGCACTGACAACTGAAGCCGAAAAACGTTACGCAACTTTTGAATCACAACTACAACTGTTGAAAAACGTTGTCCGCGATGTCGGACTTGACATCGGTTTATTGCTGATACCGCCGTTGTTAGACTTATTTGAAGCGTTGAAACCGCTAGTACCGTTGATTGGCGGCGCATTAGTTCCGATATTTCAGGGATTTGCAGGCGCGTTACAACTTTTAGCTGACTCAATCAGTTTTGCATCTGACGTAGCAAGTGGGTTTAGCGACGTTCTATCTCTGATTGCTGGAACGGATGCGGCTGCACCTGTCATTGACCTTGTTCCAGAAGTTGATACCAGTAGCGTCAAAAGTGTTCAGGAATTCAAGGATGCAATTGACGGCATAGACGATACAGTCATTGTCACCACAGAAAATGTCAGGGCATTCAAAGATGAACTGGAACAACCACCCGATGTTTCTGGCGCAATCTCTGCCGCTGACCAATTGGGACAAAGCCTTCACGACGCTTTAGCAGGCGTTGGTGATGTCATTGATGAACAAGCACCTGTGTTGTCCGACTCTTGGCAAACGTTCACGACTAACATTGAGTTGATTTGGGAACGACATGGGGATAATATTATCGAAACTGCTAGAAATACTGGTCAGAGATTACGTGACGCTTGGCAGTTGGAGTTAGACGCACTCGGATTAATCTGGCAAGAAGGTATTCTGACAGTAATAGGCGGGGTGCTAACTGCACTTTTGGAAGTTGTCAACACTATTCTGATAGCACTTAACGCGGATTGGAGCGCGATATGGCTTGAGTTGAAAAATGATGCAATTGCGATATGGAACGAGCTAGTAATTATTGCGCGTGATATATTTAGTCGGTTTGCGGAGGAAGCGCGTTCGCAGTTTGAACAAGGAAGGGTGAATATAAGAATTGCGCTAAACGGTGCGCTTGCTGAAGTAAACGGACTCAAAAGTCGCTTTGTTACTGCTGGACGCAATCTAATACAAGGTCTAGCAAGTGGCATAAGGTCTGCTGCCCAAAGCGTTATTGATGCCGCCGTATCCGCTGCCAGACGCGCTATTGAAGCGGTGAACGATTTTCTTGGAAACCGTTCCCCATCGCGTGTGTTTATGGAAATAGGCGAGAACACTATGCGTGGGTTCGCAAAAGGTATTATGGGTATGTCAGATATGGTTGCGAACTCTGCATCATCAGTTGCGGGAAGGACGGTAAACGCGGGTGCGGCAGTTGTTAACAATATCTCAAACGCGGGTGCTACGACAAGTAACACCTTTGCCCCTACAGTCAACGCTAATTATTCTACGCCGCAGAACCCGACCGGCATTATGGACGATTTGCAACTGTTACAAGCAATGGGAGTATTGTAATGCCGCGCACATTTGGATACCGTCCTATTGAGTTTGACATCTACATCCCTCCCGATGGGGAACAGTATTATTTCAACAACGGGATTGATAAATTTGTCTTGGCGTCTGGTGGATACGGTATGCCTGATATTGATTACCAGACGCAACGCGCACCGTTTCAGGATGGCGCGACTGCACTAGGATTTACGCTAAGTTCACGAGTTATTAGATTGTTGCATCGGGTCAGTAAAGATTGTCGTGACGATTACTGGTCTGCAAGGTCAACGTTGATAAACGCTATCAGACCTAATCGTCGCACACAAGTGGGTGTGTTTGAGTTGGGTATATTGCGGAAAGTGCTATCCGATGGAACAAAACGGGATTTATGCGTGTCGGTAATGTCAACGCCTGAATTCTCTATTCCTAGCAATAACGAATGGGACGAGTTTGGGTTCACAGAAGTTATACAATTCATGGCATTCGACCCAATATTCTTTAACCCTGATAAAAAGATATTAGAATTGCAATTACCCGATAGCGGTGGTGAGTTGCAATTTGCGGTAGAATTTCCGATTGAGTTTTCGGAGGCAGCGTTTGTAGTCGCAAATAATTTACCCTACGGTGGAACGTATAAGAGTTACCCAACTATTTATCTAACTGGCCCGATGCGTAGACCAATTATCAGCAATGTCACAACGCAGGAATTTATTGAGTTAGACACCGAGATTGTTGCGAACAGGACAGTTATTATCAGTTTAACCCCAGGCGCAAAAACGGTGGTGGATGATGCTGGAAATAATCTGATTGGAACAGTAACGCCGGAAAGTGACCTTGCGACGTTCCATTTAGAACCGAGTCCGCTTGCAGTAGGCGGGGTGAACGAGATTGGGTTTACTGCAAATTTGACGGATAGTAATTCGGTAGCTGCTATTCATTGGTTTGACCGTTTCGTTGGAATTTGAAAATGACGCTAATAACAGAAGTTATCACTTTCACACTTGACTCCAGTTTAGGAACTGGACAACAGATTGTGCGATTAGCAAACGGACAGTTGCAACCGAAATGTGGGATTCTGCTATGCTCAAAGAATACCGCAGACGGTATTACGCCAGATGTCAATGTCGCTATTGGAATGTTCGATGAGGACTTGACTCAACGATGTTGGAGTATAAACTCAGAAGACGGTGGCACATCGACTGATACACGAGCAAGGTATTCAAATAATGAAAATATTATTAGCATCGTCGATAACGATGGAAGTTTAGATTTTGTTGCTAATATTATTGAGATTGGCAGCGGGTTTATAACGTTTGATTTGACCAACATCCCAAGTGCGGATTATAGATTGCATATGCTACTATTAGGCGGCGATGATATAACGAACACAGATTTGAGAACCGTTGCTGCGCCCGCAAGTCCAGCGGTACAGGATTATACAGCGGTCGGGTTTGAACCGAAGGTAGTTATCTTTGCCGCAACGGGATATACTGGAACACAATCACAAGCAGGTCTTTGCTTCGGATTTATGACTACCGATGGCGAGCAGGGAACAACGGCTATACAATCCGAGGATTTTGTTGGCGTTACCAATACCCTACGTCGCCAATCCGCAAGTCGGTGTCTCTCAATATTTAGAATAGCTGATAGTGTGACAGAAGCGGAAGCCGCATTTAACGGAATGTTATCAAACGGTTTTTCACTTGATTTCTCAATTGCGGGAGCATCAGTTTCATTCGGCGCATTGTCAATTGCGGGAAATTTCAATGTCAAGGGTAGCAGTTTCCTAAACACCACTCAGGGAACAGTAACGCAAGAGACAGGATTTGAACCAAACGCAGCAATATTCTCATCGTTTATTTTAGGAGCAACGGGAGGTGCAGTTGCAACCCTAGCAATGTCACTCGGAATTGTAGATGAAGAAGGTATCGGTGCATCTATTGGAAGTGTAAGCGAAGATGGCGTTGCTGCGATTAATGGTCACAGTTGGGAAGAGACTGATGGAAGTGTGTATACTAATTACTTCCATGATACCCTAAAGTATGATGAGTTAGAATTCTTATCGTGGAACGAAGATGGGTTTTCGTTGGAACAAGTAGACCGTGACCCTAGCGCAAATGATGCACAGATATTATGGTTAGCATTTGGGTCAAGCGAGTCAGAAGTACCGAGTGTTAAGACTGTACCAGACCAGAACCCATGCAGATAAAAGGAAAATATAACTATGACTGAACGAAGCTACTTTTGGGGCGGTCTGAGCGTAGGGGACGCGAATATCGCTCCGTATGATAATGACGAATTTAGCGATTTATGGCGGATATTGTTTCAGCGCAACAGAGCTACGCAAGGTGTAATCGAAGGACATCTGAACGAGTTAGCAGTCACGAACCCGTCTGGTAACGATATTCAGATGGATACAGGCGCGGCGTTGGTGGATGGGAAGTTTTATGAAGCTGATGCGGCTGTAAGTGACACGATTACGACACCAGCAGTTGCAACCAGAGTCGATAGAGTAGTGTTGCGGAAGTCGTGGGCGGCGCAGACTGCGAGATTTACGATTATTACAGGTGTAGAAGGCGCGGGTGTTCCAGCTATTACACAGAACGACGGGGTAACGTGGGATTTGCCAATTGCGCAAGTTAGTATTACAACGGGAGGAACGATTACGATAACTGATGAGCGGGAGTATGCTCGAACACCGTTGGCAAGTGAAGCTGCGCCTGCAATGTTTGAGATTGAAACTGTTGAAGGTGATGGTACGGGCGCGACTCTTACTTTTGCCAATATTCCTTCAACGTATAAACATCTGATGTTTATTGGTCAAGCAAGATTTACAGGCGCACTTAGCACAGCAGCACTTAGCATTCGATTCAACAATGATACAGGAACTAACTATCATATTCAGGGATTTAGTGGTTCAGGAGTGACACCTGGCGCAATCGCAGCAGGGTCAGTTAACCATATTGACCTTTCGACTGTTCCGGCTGCATCAGGGATAGCAAATTACGCTGGACAAGCACGCGTTATGATTGCTAATTATAAAGATACAGTCTTTTTCAAGAATGTCGTTTGCGAAGCAAGTAGAATGTATAATACAACGACCACAAATTTTAACGTAGAGCTTAATGGCGGCATGTGGTTGAATACAGGCGCAATTACAGAAATTGACCTCTATTCTTCTACAGCAAGCGCAGGTAACTTTGCGACAGGCACAAAATTCACACTTTATGGATTATTGTAATGACTGAACGAAGCTATTATTGGGATGGGTTGGTAACGGGTGATGCTGTTCTTGCACCCTATCCTACAACTACTTGGAACGATTTGATATGGAAAGTTCTGTTCCAAAGAGACTCTTCTGAACAGTCGATTATCGACGATTATTTGAATGAATTACAAGTTACAGGCGTATCAGGTGGTGCAAAAGTCGCAACAGGCGCGGCGTTGGTAAACGGAACGCTTTACGAAAATACAGTTGCGGTATCGAAGTCAATAGATACACCTGCGTCTAATCCGCGTATTGATAGAATTGTTTTACGTAAAACATGGGTTGACCAACAAATACGCATAACAATCTTGGTAGGAACGGAAGCCGCAAGTCCTACTGCGCCAACGCTTACTCAGACTGAAGGAACTCTATGGGAAGTTTCATTGGCGCAGGTTCGTATCACGACGGCTGGAGTTATTACTGTCACAGATGAGCGTTCCCCATCGCGTACACCGCTGGCTCACGTAGTTACGATTGCAGAAATTGAGACTATCGAACCCGATGGTACTAGCAATTTGATAGAATTTGAGAATATTTCGGGCGAGTATAAGCATCTGAAATTAGTTGGACAATTTCGACTAGTTGGAGTGGGAGCAAAACAAGTTGTCAGTTTGCAATTTAACGATGATACTGATACGAATTATCATATTCAGGGCGCAAGTGGTTCTAACGTAACAGCATCGGCAGCAGCAGCAGCGAACGGGTTAGACCTTGACTTGTTCTTTGCGCCTGGAACTGATGCGACAGCTAATTATGCGGCAGAAGCAGAATTTTGGATAGCTAATTATGCTGAAACAACTTTTTTCAAGAATGTGTGGAAAAGTGGTATTGAGATGTTAAGTGCTGCTGTTGCTGACTTTACATCAGGAATGACAGGCGGTATGTGGTTGAAAACTGAACCAATTAACAAAATTACCATGCTTGTGAGTGCTGGCAACTTTTTATCAGGAACAAAGGTGACGTTATACGGTATTAGTTAGGTTAGCAATCAGCTTGACCGTAAGGGACAATTCCCTCAGACGTGATAGCAACGGAAGGAACACCGCCGACAATGAATACAAGAACTGGATTACCACAGGAGTCACGAGTAGCAGTAATGGTTGCAAGAGTTTCCATTGACCCATCTTGCGCTTGTGTGCGTAGAGCCAACGCGCTACCGAGTCCCGATTGCGGAACACCGTTGGTATAGGTGTCAAGGTAGAGCATGGTGTTCAACTGGTCATCATCGTCGATGCGAGAGATTAACGAAAGTGCTTGACAACCAGCTTTTTTACAGGATGAATTGTCCATTTCTAACTCGTTCCAACCGGATGAGCGCATTTGGAACTCTGAATAGAAGGAACGGGATTGGTCTAGTGAATAAAGCGCAAGTAGACCGTCCTTGTCAACATCGGTGGATTGACCCTCAATGACTAGACCCGTTTTGAAATTATCCGATACGTGGTATATTTGTTGTTCAAGCGCAGAGATTCTGGTAGATTGTATAAGAACTACAATCAGTAGAATGATGGATAAAAGAATGGACACGTTAGATTTAGTCATTAATAGTCGTAGTCAATCGTTGGTTCAGCGGTTGGAAAAGGTGTTTCGGTGATGGAAGGTGCATCAGTTAGAATTTCGGTAGATGCAACGGTAGTCACACTCGGTTCTAGAGTGACATCTGAAACCGAGTCGTTATCGTCGGACAAAAACCAACCAGCAAGCGCGACTAAAATGAGCATCATTACTAGAATTGCGAGTGTTTTCTTATTCATTTTATCAAATCCTTTCAAACAATTGTTTATCAAACTGTTGAAATTATACCACAAAACCACTATTTGCGCAAGCAAGAATCTTTTAGGAGTAACAAATGGATAAACGAGTATTCGATTTATCTGAAGACACTGCGCCCGCCCCAACAGATTTATTATATGTTTCAACCGCCGCAAAAGATAGAAAGACGCGGATACAAAGAATCTTAAGCGGTATTCTAACAGGTACGGGTGATATACCTTATCGAGATTCGTTAGGAAATATTGCGCGCCTCGCCATAGGCACGGCGGGGCAGGTGCTTGTTGTGAACGGGGCGGCGACCGCGCCGGAGTGGGCGGATAACCATTATGTGATAAACGGTTTCATGAACGCCGTTAACCCCGCCGATGCGACCACATACTATATTGGTGCTGCTGTTGCTGCGCCCGGAACAGCGCCAGGGTTGGTGGATTTTACCTTTCCCCTGGCGGGAACAGTTGTTGCTGCTTACGTTTCATTTCGGAACGGGACTGGTGGAACGACCGAGACTTCGACAATTTCATTTCGGCTAAATAATGCAACAGATACCGTAATATCAGCGGCGGTTCAAAATGACCTGAGCCTAGAAGTCTTTAGCAACACAGGACTATCAATTGCGGTTGTTGCAGGAGATAAAGCCGCATTGAAGTGGGAAACCCCTACTTGGGTTACCAATCCGATAGATGTGCGCACATCATTTGTCATAGTAATAAAGAGGTAAGAGATGAGCGACTTATACAACTCTACAAAATATCTGACCGTGCCGCAGACATTGAAGAACAACCACAAATTCTGCTCGGTGTGCGGATTGGAAATGAGATATAACCGCGCAGCAGGCAACGGCTCGACCTTTGACAAAATAACGGGCAAGGAAACGAAACGCGCCAACGTGTACACACACAGGTGGCTTTGCCAAAGCGGAGAAGAAGGTCATGATAGCGAGGAGTTTGTGCCAGTCGCATGACCTACGCCCGCGTCCGGCACGAATTGTCAGAATAGATAAAAATGCACAAGAATAGTTTTCTTTTAGCAAGCGATAACTCCAGCTATATTGTTCTATCCGATGGTGATAGTAAAATCATATTAGCAGAGACTATTCGAGTAATACATGACCAACGTCCACCAAAAGTCCTCATCGGTCATGCCGAATACAAGGTCAGACTCAAGAACCACGACGGCGAAGTCGTTGCAGAATTTGACCAAGACGCTATTGTCGCAATGAAATATACTCACTTTATCAATGGACATGGAAGTTGTCGGGTAGAAATTAGCGGTAAGGATGAACGTAGGACACTATTTATAACAGATTATCAGATAGAGATTTGGCGGCGTAACTTAGCGGTCGGGTTGAATTGGTACTTAGAATGGGAAGGGTTCTTTAGGACAGATAACGATTTTACATTATCAACTGATGTGGAACGTTTTGTTGCGTGGGGATTTGGATATGCACACCTATTAGCGCGTGCTTATATCATGTATCCGTCACAATCGTCAGGCGCGATGAAATCAGGTGTTGGCGAAACGGTGATGAAACAGTACGTGTTTGAGAATATTGGCGCAGCAGCGTTAGAAAGCAATAATCGATTAGCAGATAACGTCATGCAAGGGTTAGGGATACAAGGTGATGCAGGGAACGGTCTTGCGTGGGAAGGGTCACGTGCATATAAGAACCTGCTATTGACGTTGCAGGGAATTGCGCTTGCTACGGAAGTAGATTTTGACATAGTTGGAGTTGGTGACGCGTTGTATGAGTTTCAAGTGTACGATGGTCAACGTGGGTTGGATAGGACAATAGAAGGGTTAAGTTTAGCAACAGGACTGAACGCGGCGGGTAACGCGCCAGTTGTGTTCGCTTTGGGACGTGGGAATATGGCCGTTCCCGCATTGTCTCATAATAGGTCTGAGGAACAGAATGCGTTCTATGTGTTAGGTCAGGGGGTTGAGGATGAACGCGTAGTCGTTGTGCGGGAAGACACCGATGCGCAGGCTATTTCGCCCTGGAATAGGATTGAACACACTGTTAGCGCAACGCAGGAAACTGAGACTGAAGGACTGAACGCGGTTGGGGATGCTGAATTGCAACTACGCGCTGGTTCAAGGGATACGCTCGATTTTACCGTGTTACAGATACCGGATACTTATTATGGGAAAGATTATCATTGGGGCGATAGAGTAACGGCAGAATATCGGGGCGAGGTATTCAACAAAAAGATTACGCAAGCTGTGGTTGTGGTGAACTTAGATAGAAAAGAGGATATTTCAATAGAATATTCGGACGTTCCGTTTGAATAAAATAATGGTAAAATAGACCATGTCTGATAAGAAATTACGCAACGAAGATGTAGGGTTTCAGATAGTTAAGCGACTACGCGATATGGAAAGCACGATACAACAATTACAATCACAAGAATATCCTACCGTCATTGTCAAAACTACTACCGGCGACCCAACCAGTCCGTTAGCAAATGGTGTGATGGTGATAAATACTGTGAACAATAATGTAAAAATGTGGGCGGATGGCGCGTTCAGGACGTTAGCAACGTGGTAGCATCGTGGTAAACAATACACTTAGGGAGTAATCAATTATGGAAAATAACGAAATAGCCGGATTACTATTCAACACAGGCGCACTAGGCGCGTTCATCTACTTCTCGCTAAGACTATTGAAAGAAATGCGCGAATGGATGGATAAGCAGAATGAACGGTGGGCGGTAGTGGTCAAGGAACTTAGTGAAAGCCATTCTAAAGGTATGTCTAGGATAGCGGAAGAAGTCAAGGCAAATACCGCGCTACTCATGGCTCACGACAAACAAGCATCGGATTTTATTGCGGAACAACGCGGTCGTAAATCTAAAGCAAAAAGTACGAAAGCAACTGTATAATATTTCACAAGACCGTCGGTTTTTTCTAATCTTTAGACACTTGACACGCGCATGTAGGTGTGCTTTATAATCGCACCTATGGAGATAGCACATTCACCTAACAAATGCGCGATGGGGGATTACATCTGCGCACTAATCACACGGTAAACGTATAACCCAATTTATTCAACTAAACTAGGAGACCGTATGAAACGCATAGTAACAATTGCGTTGGTCATATTTGCGCTTGCTTTAGGCATGATGGTGACTGACACAGAAGCTAATGGATGCGCGTATCACGATAGGGGTCAGTGTGTGCCTGGAACGATAACGAATAAATCGTGGTGGACTCCGCAACCGCAACATGCAATGGGGAAAGCAGTGTGGTACGGGCAGAATGTAATGGAAGCTACTGCTGAATGGCGCGGCATGGACTTGATTGGATTTGCGGGCGGAGTCGCGCTAATGTCACCGGCAGATATGGGCGAAGTTGTCTGGCTGAAGCGTCCTAACCACGAGTGGGAAGGCCCGTTTCTGGTCACGGACGCAAGCGCAAGGGTGCATATGTGGGTGACAGTTAGCCATATCAAAGAAGTTGTAGAAGTCGATTGGGAAACCGCGAAACGGTGGGGGATGGTAGAAGGATATGCTGGAAATGTGACCGTGAATGAATGGATGATTAGAGACGTTGAAGTCTGGAAAGGGTTAACTCCGCCGAATAAAGATGAAAGCGTCGCAGTCAATTATAGTCAATGGTGGGTAGATAATGTGATGAGTTTTGATATAGGGGAATATCCTAACCGTATTTGGCGAATGAACGAAATAAAATATCGGAACTATGCCGAGTATCAAAGTAGTTTGATGCTTGCGCAAGAGAATGAACCAGTTGCACAGGTTATTGATGCGCATGTACGCAACGATGTCTATACGCATGATAAGGATTTGAAAAACAGTCTTTTAGCAACCGTTACCCCAATTGTAGTAGATGACTATGCGAAATCAATCAAAGTAACGGGTAATTTCGGGATTGTGAGCGGATTTGATTATTTACCTCACGGGTTCAACGCGTCTCTAATTGATTTTAGCAACGTTATAAATAGTGTTAGTCCAAAAACGATGCCTGACGCGCCACAGACGGAGGAAACAGAATGTGGAGTCGATGATGGTATTTATGAAAACGGGTACGAGGATAGGGGTCATTGCGTACCAGGCATGATTACCGAAGAGTCATGGATGGTCAGGTATCCGCAGCATACGGTCGGCGCGGTAACTTACTATGCTGATGGGATTATGGAACAGGTTGTAGAAAATAGAGGAATGTCGCTACAAGGATATAAGGGGGGAATTGTCCTAATGACTTGTGCACATATGGGAGAGACGGTGTATGCGCGTCCTACGGGTGGTTTGTGGGAAGGGCCGTACTTGGTGGTAGATTGTTCGCACAGGTATCATCTGTGGGTAACGCTGGTGCATAATCATATCAATGCAGAAGTGGATTACGCAACTTGGCAACGCTGGTCGACAGATGGGAATGTTCCGTATGTGGAGATTTGTATAGGTGGGAAGGGATGTGAAGGACAGGCGTATGGATTCTGGTCATATTGGGATGATTTGTACAAGTTTGAGCCGTATAGTGATTGACACGCGACGGTAACGGTGGTAAACTATTCATCCCCCCCCAAGACTCCCGAAAGGGAATCAGACGAAGCACCAGCCATAATCGGTTGGTGTTTTGTTATGGGGTGCGACTGTCAACATAATACTCATCCACTTTTTCATTGAGCAGGTCAAGTTGGTGCTTTATATCACGATAATAATTCGCCGCAGACTGTGCTGGTCTGTCATTGAATAACCTGTGCAGAACAGAATGATTAATTGTGTAACCAATCTCGCCAGAATCTACCCCGCTAGAGTTGATTTGCACCATAAGAATTTCGTTATTTTTCATTATTCACATCTTTTAGCGCGTTCATAGCGATGTTCTCTGCGTGCCACATGTATTTTAGTCCACCAATTGCTATTGCGGATAACGCCTTCTTGTATCTATCGCGTTCGGCGCATACGGCGGCGAGTTGTGCTTCGGCATCTTCCTTTGCGCGGCGCATTGCCATAAGTGCATCTTCTAGTTGACCAGCGCGTTCCATCCAGTGAATGTCGCTCATCACTCGCTCCCTTCGCCGAGGGCGGATTGCAATCGCTCTAGCGTGGCCATCTGCTCTAGATATTTGATAGTCTGAGCCCCATCTCCTGCAAAAGCAATGCTTTCCATCAGGTTGTGAATATCCAACTCCCGCAACGCCGCCTCGATTGTCCGCAACCGGTCTATCTCGGAGAGCAGATGTTCGACGTGCGTGGCATAGGTCACGGCGTTCACGGTATCGTCGTCCTTCATGCCCGCAATCAGCGCGGCAATCAGGCTTCGTATTTCAATCTCCAGCTTCTTATTCATCACTTTCTCCAGTCGGCGATACGTCTACCGGTGCGGCAAGTTCGTCGCGGATAGCATTCGCCACATTTCCGCTGCATTCGCACACATCGCGTCCTAAACTTTCATCGGTCAAGCAATTGCAATTCCACCGTTCATCCGCCATCTCCGCCGCCCGTTCCAGTCCGGCGTTGCAGGCAGCGCGGAGATTGGCCTGCACTATTCTCTTCTGATTCTCAGCAGACATGCCATTTATATCTTCCAGTATCGCCTCTGCGTGCTTACGAAACATTGTCTTCACCCTCGGCATTATTCGGGGGGACAGACTCGCCACGCATATCTTTTATAATCGCGGTAGCCTCTGAGGAGTAGCTTTCTTCAAGATCGTGTCCCGATAATGGATATTTTTTAATGCGTATTGCAATCCCCTCTGTGGAACAGGCATCTATAATCTGATCAACCAGCATTTCACTGCCCGAAGAAGTGATAGCTTCGGTATGAATAGTTATTCGATACCTGTGGAGTCCGTCAAGATCATCTCTGTCTATCCCACCGGCAGATTGCAATAATTCTATGGCGCGGGAAGCGCCATAGGTATCCCTATGTTTTTCAAGAATGCGAATTGCTGCCTGAACTTCAGGGTAGTGAAACGTATGCGGCTTCGACTCGTTGTTGTAGAGTTCCCATTCCCCGGCCACCGGCTCAAACTGCATGCTACAATCGTTACAACGCCATGCCCCCACAATATGGGGATAGTTGACATCTTCTTCTGTTCCATAAGACACGTTATAATGTGCGCATTTCGCATCCATTTTACTTCTCCTTAGTCTATAATCGTCAACAGAATACAAGGGCCGTCTTCTTCCTCCGGCTCAATCGTTTTACTCGACACACCTTCCCGTTCTGATAACTCTGCTACCAAGTCCTTTGTGGCAGCTTTTTGAATCCCCTCGGCCAACGTTCTTCGCCGTGCCTCCGATGCCACATCTTCAACATTGCTCCACCCGTCATACCAGGGATAGCCATAGTCGTCCTTCTCAAAATAGTCGCTCACTTCTCTGCTCCTTTGGATGCGTTGATATGTAGGTCACATCCGACGCACATCGGTTGAAACAATGACATCTGTCCGTTGAAAATCTCTTTGGCAGGATTCTCTCCCCAATTCCAATGAAATCCCTTTTCGTGTGCTTTTTGTTCTAAGTCGCGCAACCAGTTTCCCCAATTAGGATATAGCCCTTCGGCCCACTTCCGTTCTTCCAGTGACTGCATTGTGCCACACATGCACTCGCCACTCCGATGTAGTGCAACGCTTACAGGGTTACGGGCAATTTTCCTCTCTTGTAAGTAAGCGATGCAATCCTGTTTTGTCCAATTGTGAAGTATGTTCACCCAAATGTTCATAGGCGCGACCCAGCCGCGCCTATGTGGTTCTCTGAAGTTAGCCATCCGGTTTTTGCTCTCCCCCTTCCTCGCGCCATTTATAAGAAGAACCGGTCTGTTCCGTTTCCCCTTTCGGATAGTTTTTGAAATTGCCCTACGGCAGGGATTGGCCTTCAGAATATGGTAAGCAAAGGTATGCGCCTGCCTTCCTACTCCGAAGAATCCTTTGCGCAATATGTAATCCTCGTAGCTACTACCGGCATCAGCAATAATCAGCTTGTCACCCAACCCCGCAACATGCCCCCTCACATATTCTGTAGTTTCCCTGATGCCGGTACGTGTATTCACATGTAGCACAAAATCAAGGTTTATCATTTCCAGTTCTCGTACAACGTGGTAGGCACACAGGCTATCATCCCCACCGGAAAACATTACAACTGTTCCAAACGGCTCAAATTCTTTGAGCGCGTCTGATAATATTTTCTTGCTATCTGTAATCATTCCTCTGCTCCTTCCACCGCCTCGCGGATAGCCGCGACGATGGCGGTTGAGAGAATCTCTTTCACTTTTAGTCCCACGCAACCTCCATCAAGTCCCCCTGAAACACGGACATGCCATTTACCGGTAAAGCGAGAGTGTTCCATAACAATAGAGTACCCCTCTCGTTTGCGGACTTCTTCGTAGAACTCCATCGCCTGTGCGATGTCCTCGGCGGGGCGGTAGTCGGATACCCTGTCCTCCAAACCCGATTGCAGACCCCGCAGCGATGGCGCTGGCTGCCGCCGGGCCGCAGCCCATTCGTTCAGGCCGTCAAGGTATTCGCGGTCAGTCGTTTGCTCAGTCATTTTTACCGTTCCTTTACGTCAATATCGCTATAATCACTATCGTCAAAAATAACAACGTCAATAACAAACTACTCTCCCACACCATCACTATCGCATACCCAATAGGTTCTACGATAAACCTATCTACCAATTCTACAATCCGATGAATAATTTGCAACCGACCACCACCGCGAATAACACGAATAAATTGAACACTAACCGACCAATACGCAACTTACGCTTTGATAACACCGCGCACAACTTTCAACAGCGTCAACGAAAACTTATCTGCTATACTTCCAGGCATAGCTAACCTACGCATCAGAACAATCTTATCCATTGACGGAATATTCTTCCCCTGTTCCCAATTGTGCAATAGCTGAAACGATAATAGTTTAGGCATTGAACAATCGGTATTGATTAGGCGCGTAAATTCCTTCAACGTCCTTTGTCCACGAAACTGACGAGTATATTGTTTGACCAATTCGTAGCGTGGGTCAGAATATTTACCGTTTGAGTTAGAGTTATCCATAATTATGTATTGAATATGAACGCTAATGCAATCAGTCCAATTCCTGCCGGTATCAGAAGTAACAAGACACTCAACAGACTTGGAAACGCAAGACGTGCCTGTTTATCAATAGACTTCTTCGTTCCAACAGGATACTTCTCTTTCCCATTGTGATAATAGGTGACAGACCCTTCTGGCCCTTTTTGAACAATATGCGACCCTTTGCCGTTGCGACGACCACGCCAACCTTCCTGTTGCGCTAGATAATAGTCGTAATCCTTCGCAGTCCAGCAATCGTCTAAGCAGTCTGGTTTCTTAGCCACCAGCATCCTCCCTTACAATACTAACACCGCCTACAACTCTGTGTCCCAAACGTTCCAGTCGGTCTATATAGAAGCCCCAAATAAGTTCTGCTGCATTCAGGGTAAGACCTTTAACGACAAACATGGCTTCTTCTGCGCCATCATCAACATTGATTACGAAACAGATTTTTTCAGTCAGTTCATTAACATGAACTTCAACCGGAAGTGTAATAGGATTAACCATACCCCCATTCTATCATGTCAATCATGTTTTGTCAAGAGTTTGAATTATTTGCGATTGCGACTATCCTCTGACGAAAACCCATCTGGATACCGCTTTTCTAATTTCGCAACGTTATACTTCAAAATGTTTGACAAATTCAACTCCAATTTAGTACACAACGCGGCAACGTACCACATCAAATCCCCAATCTCTTCCGCAACTTCTGCCACATCTAATCCGTGTTGATGAAATATCCCCTTCTTGACCAAATCGTTGATTTCGCCAGCCTCGCCAGCAATCCCAATGACTGACAAAGAGCATATGATTATCTGGAACGCGAACGGTTCAGTTGGCTTGTCGATAAGTGTGCGTTTTGATAACTGTTGATATTTGTCAGCGTCCATTAGATTACATGCTCCAATTTCTCAGGAATTGTCTGTTTCGTCACCAGCGCGTCCCTAAACCATTCCCCATAGTGACTCAGCGCCAAACTTGTCATCGCGCTACCATCGGCCAACGCTGCATAGTTCGTCAGCCATTCCTCACCTACCCGTTCCCCCCTTGACACCCTTCCACACGCCTGCATCACCTGATTATACGTTACCCAATTCTGATACGCTATTCCACCCGAAATCTGCCTACGTGCCTTGGCAAACTTATCGGTCGGGTTCACGTGCGGAACACCAGCAACCACTACCCATCTAGCCAAATCTCCATACAAATCTATCCCGCTACCCCACCCCTGTATCGTCCCAATCGCAATATCCCCATCTCTAACGTCCGAAATAAAGTGTCCCACCAAATCCCCCACTTTCTCCCCTGCGCCCTGCACTATCAACCGTCTACCAGCTTGCTCAACAGAATGTCCCAAGTACCGTTCCAAGAATGTAATCTTATGATAAGAAGTTGTCAAAATCACCCCGCGCCATTCCACCGGCATCTGCTTAACCCAATACCATATTGCCATCGCCTGCTTTTGAAAATTGAGCGGGTTATCATCCAACACCACCTTCGTCATTCGAGGAACACCCAAGTCATAAATTGGCCTATTTTCAGGTGGTATCGGATGCGGATAGCTGAAAAAGTGATAATCTTCTACTCCCAATTCCCTTGCTAACGGTTGCGGATTTCCGAAAGTTGCAGACATGAACAGTTTCAGACCCTTATTTTGAAATATATCCGCTATCACATGTCTCGCCGATAACGCTTGCAACCTAATCCTATCATCCAACACTTCCAGAAACCATTTGACGCTCCCTATCTGTTCCACCATTCGCTCAAATCGCTTATATAACCGTTTCCGCCTAGCACCTGCATCGTCTGACGCTTGCTCATCTGGTATATAAATCATCAATGACGCGGTATGTAACCAATCCTTGACTTTCCCAACATCTTCATCTGACAAAATATCCTCATACTCCCGAAACGGAAATGGGTCTAGGCTATAATCGTCCATTAGCTTATACGTTACATCAAACGAGTTGAATTTCACCAATTCCTCATTCGCATCATGCCCCTCATCGCACACTACCACGCCGCCACGTTGCTTTATCATCCCTGACAACGCGGCATATCTATAAGTACACGCAGTCCTATCTGCCGCCGCTGCCTGACTCTTAGCGTTCAAATACGGACACGCTTCTGCAACGGGACAATTGTGCATCGGAACAAAGTGACAGTCCGCAGCGGTCGGTTCGCGCCCATAATCACGTTTCCATTGGATAACTTTTTGGGATAATACGCATGGATATTCTTGCCGTCCCTTGACGATGGTGAATTTATATTTCTTTTCGTATTGGTCTAGTAAACCTAATGTATGACACAAGACTAATACACGGCTATCTTTGCCGAGTGCAGTCCCAATTGCGGATTTTCCAGAACCAGTATTTAGCTCTAGGAAAATAGTCGCATCTGTCTGACTTTCCTTAACGTCAAGAATATCCTGCAACGCCTTCTGCTGATTAGGTCGCCACTCGTCATGCTCAACGCCAAACTTGCGCGGGGATGGAAACTGGTCAGGCATGTTTTTCAACAAATTCTTCTGGTGTCATGTTGAACATAGCAAAAAACTTCTCAACATTTTCTTGTCCAATTTCGTTCGCAAGCGCATCTAAATCGAAAACAAGTTTATCTTCGGGAAACATTTTAGTATATTCAATAAACTTTTCTAATGCAAATAAATATTGTTTTAATGAAAGTTTTCCTTTTCCCGATATTCCTTTCAATATTTGTTCACACTCTAATCGCTTAATTTGCTTATTGGTTAGCAACTTACTCATCCGATACCCACGCTTATAAACGGTAATAATAACGTCCTCCCCAAATATCTGACGCAATCGTGAGATAGCATTCTGCACCTTGTAACGAATATGCTTTTGTGAAATCTCTCTCTCACCATTCCCCCAAGTTTCAACCGCAATCTCTCTAAGACTCTTAACGCGATATGGGTCAGTTGTTAAATAGTTCCAGACCGATTGTAAATGCGGAGTGAACGAAACACCGTTAATTATCGGATGAGTATATCGATTCGCCATCGTCATCGTTTTCAACAATCGCAGTAATTATCTCAACATCACTTTCTGGAACAATCAACAACGCTTGCAACGGTTCTAGGATAGAACGTGGCAGTTCCAGTTTTAGATGAATTACTGGCGCACCAATAGGGGTAGTTGGTCTGTTTACTGTAGCCTTACTCACCCGCGCACCAGTTACTTTTTTCCCTCTATATCCAAATGTAGGTTCAAGCGTCAGATAACAACTTGTTTTGATAATGTCAGTCATATTACACTCCTATTGATGGAAATTCCCGAATACCCCATTCTTTCGGTAACTCACTCAAATCCCCGCCCTTCTTATCCAAACACCCTAATTCCCTCGCTAACACCGACCCTGTTTGTTTGAAGAAATAGGGAACGCCAGCGTCTTGACATTGTTTACGGTGACTATCTATCCATTCTGGACTCATTCGTCTAACATCGAATCCGCTTTCACCGCCGTCAATCCACCATACTTGTTTACCCAATGATAAAAACGAAACAGGAATATCAATTTGACCCAATAACGGTTCGGCAGAAACGAACACTATAGAAAATAACTGAGCAACAGGTTCTACAGTTAACCAGCGTTTATCGAACCATTCCTGATTTTCTGCGCTAAATCCAAACCAGATATTCTGAGGTATTGCGCTCATCCACCGTTCTGCTATAAACCTAATCAAGTTCTCAGGTCTTTTCGTTAACAATAACCAGCGTAAGTTAGGAGTTTGCTCAATTAGGTCAAACGTTTTCTGACGTGGTTCGACCCAATCCTCATGTTCTTCTCCTATATCTGCCATTGATGCGCAGAACACCTTATGAACCTCACCTACTTGATTGGCACGTTCATTCCATACTAACGGCTTATTCCAATATTTCTCACCAAATTGACGACGGTTACTATCCACTCCCCATATATCTTTCCCGAACCGTTTGCTCAGACCTTCGGCATAACAATGTTTACAGCCTGGGGAAATCTTGATACAACCCCAAACTGGATTAAATGTATGGTCAGTCCATTGAATTTTGCTATTTTGACCCATATCAGTTACTCACTTCGTTTATGGCGCGTTCAAGTTCTTTTTGACTAAGAGCATTCAGCAAGTCAACTAAAACCCAAGTGCCAATGTACGCTTTACATTCCTTGTCTTCGCAACGAAAACCCGACAACCTATCGTTCTGTTCATAAGTTGTCCAATGCTCTTTCCATATATGTTTATGATTTTTTATGAAGTTAGCCACAACAACCTCTTTCAACTAAACCACTATTTACATTATACTCGCAAACGCACTTTTACACAACCCCCTTCCCCTTATTCAATTGACTTACCTACTTCTACCGTCTATATAACGGTTTTTTGACCAATTACACAGGTACAGGCGAAGTCGCTAACCCTTCTATACGATTTTGTGTAACAATTCTTCGGGAATCTTTCGTATATAACGAGTTCTTTTTCCAGTTTATTTTGCTAGGAATGACCTTCAATTTGCGTACCGACTGCATCACTTGATGTCCATTTTCTTTCAATCTTCGTGAAACAATGTCAGTAAGTTTCCAAAGCGCCTGCTCAACCTCTTCGGGAGTCTTGGGGTCAAGGTCTTCAGTTTCTTGAATTGCGCTTTGCATCGTACCGATTACTTCTTTTTTGTCTGCACTTGTTGAAAATTCTGGTACGTTGATTGTTGTACCTTCCTCTTTCTTTTCGCCAACCAACGATTTCTTTTTTGTTAATTGACCAGATACCGCACGTCCCTCTGGCGTATTTGTGTATTCGCGCCAATCCATATTTGATACGTCCTGCGACTTTAGAATTGCATATCTAAAATTGCTATCACGTATGTCCCTTACCGCATCAAGATTGACGAGAATTTCATTACCATTTTCGTTAGGAAACTGCATGTAGCTATCTGCTGCAATTCCATGTTTTGTTCGGAAGTTCTCAAAATCTTCCTCTAAGTTTGTTACTCGTGCTATCTTGATGCCTGATGAAATCGCGTTCTGGATTTCTGCTTTGAATGCTTCTGCACGTTTGTGTCCGCACCGCTTACAAATGCGGAACATGCCACATTCGTATGTGTAAAATACAATATCTTTGGTATGGTGGTCAAACCTGTACTTCATCTTTCCACATTCCCCAAGACGATACTTGCGTTTTTCTTCCTCATCATCAAGGTCTGACTGTGCTTGATATGCTAATATTTCTTCCAGCGTCTCGTTAGTCATTTTTCTCTCCGGCTATGGGTATATATTTACCAGTTTATTTGGCGCATTGGTGGTAAATCCGAGTACATTGATTTTAGTCGCGTCTGACATCGTTCTCTCCATTTTTAGATAGTTAACAAACAAGTCCACTTTACTAGAGCTTCTGGCTTTTGGATTCACCTAGCCGTTGCAGATACACCGCTTAAACAACAGTTAGGTAAGTTGCCAAAAGCCCTAGTAAAATGGACTTTAGGGAATTGCGGTGTATCTTATGTTAAAGTCTTGTGAGTCGAATCCGTAACTCACGCGCTCATTTTACCATATGTAAAAGTTCTGTCAAGGGTTATCTTATCGACGTGCAATCCACACACGGATAACTTGAATAGCAACGCCTGATGCGCCTACTAATATTAGGATGAGTATCAACGTATTCAACCGTTGCAATTGTGTAGTTAACTCACTCACATCAAGCGGGTTCACAACTTCAACCACCGTCTCAGACTGACAACCGCAACACATCTCACACCCACAAGAACTGGATTCGGGTGTGATGGTCGCGGTCGGTAATTCACAGACGTAACCAGTTGCGGTCGGGGTTGGCGATTGATGAACAAATGTACAATTTATCAGACAACCTTCATCAGTTGCAGTCGGTGTTTTAGTCGGTCTATGTGTGTTAGTTGCGGTGGGTGTGCTGGTTGGCGTGTCAGTCGGAGTATTTGTATTCGTTGGGGTTGCGGTGTCGGTTGGAGTAGAAGTTGGGGTATCGACTGGTGTATTCGTCGGAGTCGGTGTATCAACCACTTCCCCAAATTCCAACTCAATGTGCGAAATCTCTTTGCACTCACTAGACTCAATAACGCGGTCAATGACAACGCTATCGCCATCAAACACAACTTCGTAACACTCATTCTCGCTCTCAGGATAGACGTAGCAAGCATCGCCAGCTTTGACACCGACGTGAGTAATTTCTTCACCGTTGGGGGAAGTATATTCGTAATGTTCTGCTGAATTGTCTATCTTGTGGTCATAGGGAAAACAATGATAATTTTCCTGATTGTTAGCTGCGATGAAAAGTGGTGATAATATGGCTAAAAGAACGAGCGCGATTTTTGCTTTCACGTATCTACCTCTAGGTTTTAGATTGGGATTGATTGTAGCATAATGTGACCTAAAAATCAAGCTGCGGTGGATGGACTCGAACCATCGTTTTGAAATTCAAAGTTTCACGTCCTACCATTAGACGACACCGCAATTTGCAGTCAAGTTATTTGCTATAAAATTCAATCAGATATTCTGGAACAATGATTAAGTCTGAGACATGCAAGGCATACAGTTCGGCATATAATTCCGAATATCCGCCCCACGTTTGTCCAAAATACTTGTCGTTTGGTGAACTCCCAACACCAGGAAAAATAGTCACGTATGAACTAAGAGTCGGTGAGCATCCGAGTTCATGTATATTTGACCAATCCTTTGAGCAACTGGCAATAGCGTTCCTGAACTCCAGCGTCTTAGAAGGCCAGCCTAAAGTGCTATCAATGTGATGTCCTATTTCATGTAGGCATGAATATTCATCGGTACACCATATTAAACCGTTGCCACCGCCTATAGGAGTGTAAAAACCGCTCCATTGGGACAGCCAGATTAGAAGCCCTACTGTGAACGTGGCAAAAAGTGGTATTAGGAATAACTTTTTGTTGGAATATTTCTTTATATTTAATTGATTAATAATATTGTCTAAAAAATTTTCATAATCATCTAATTTTATATGTGCTCTCTCAACATAGCCACTGTCATTGTTTGGGGTTACATCATATACAAATATTCTTTCTGACTTATTATTATCTTTAGTTTTAAATTCCTCTCCTTCTCCTATCCATAATCCCATCATTTCCCCATCTTTTTTATTTTTCTTATTATAAAGGAGTGCTTTATCATCGGTAATACCTGTTCTTGGAAATATTATTTTATTAATTTTATCGAAGATAATATATGCCATTAAACTTTCTATTATAAAAGATAATAAATCAGACATTTCATAATCCTTGTATCAATATAATTGCAATTTGCAGTCGACTTGCAACCTCACGCTTACAAATGAACAATACTTCTGAGGAGAAGTAGAAACTAGCCGTCAAGCTATATTCCCTTTACTAACGTTGCGTAAATTCCCAAGTGCGACTGCACCCGAAAAACTCTAGTTTTTCTAGTAAATCGGTAGGGTGAACGGTGGGAGTCGAACCCACAATCATCGCATTCACAGTGCGATGCTCTACCATTGAGCTACGTCCACCATGTTACTTTTCTTCAACCGTCACCACCAACTTCGCGTTATCCAATTCTGTCCCTTCAATCTCCAACTTGACATCTACATCATCCGCATCCACTTGCGCTTCAAACGCATTGACTGACTGTACGACAACAATGTCTAGTTTATCATCGTCAATGACTTGTCTAAGCGGTACTCGGTTGCGAAATGTCATGGGTAACTTTGGGTATCCTTTACGTTTGTTCACCAGATTTTAGCAATAATCGCCTTACTCTCAGTCCTAAACTCACCTATTACTGCTTGCGGACTAACACTTAACGTCACACCGAATTTATCCTGCACAACGATGCTTTTCTCATCAATATGTCTAAACACGTAAGAGTCACCAACAATCACGTCTTTGTCAGAATTGAGCGCGTCCTCAAACTGTTTAGGTGTCATAAGGTCGGTCATCGTTACTTTCTTTGGAACTTGAATTTATCGTGACCAAGATGATAATGTCCACAAAATCCGCATTTATAAACTGCAAGACGCTTATGTGCCTTATCCTTCTTTATCATTTTCTTCTTGACTTGCATCGCGTCTCTGCGGGTATGGTGTCGAACTTTACCTAAGCATCCCTTATCTAGTTGTCGTCGTTCACGCTCCCCTTGAATATCAGTCATTTGTATCTTCCTAGATGCTAGTTTTCAGTTGCGTATTGTCCTGTATATGGAAACGGGTTCTCATCGCACTTTATCTCGTGGAACACCTTTCCTTCAGTATCATCGCCGCAATACACGCATGTCTGACTAGTGGATAGATTAGCAGGTTTAGGCGGCAGTTTGCTAGTCGAGTTGGGAGTGGGGTTGTTAGTCCCACTCCCGTTTTCGTTACCGTTCACAACTAGCAACTAAGCGTCGGGTTCAGGTCAAAGAACTCGATATGAATGTTCCTGACGAAATAACCCGCGCCCCTCGGCCCGACCACGATGAACCAAATCGTTCCACCATCGCCTAAAATCTCTTCATTGATGACGAAGAAGTGGTCGCCCCATTCGTATTGAATGCGGTTGCCGTTGTCATCCTCAAAAATATCCATGACCGGCTTACCGGCTTTGTTGTTGAACAGGACGTGGAACAAATTGGTCTTTGCACCATCTTCGCCGCGATGCGCAATCACTTCCGCAACGTTAGATGGAACAACGCATGTCGAAGTAGGCACAAGCGTTTCCGTTGGGGGAACTAGCGTTGCAGTCGCGGTTGGTTCAACTACAACCTCGGTCGCTGCCTCAGTTGATTCAGGCGCGTTCTGCGTCAAAAATGCATCCTGCGTCTGTTCGACCTGAGCCAGCAACGCATCGGCGGTCATCTGTGCAGAATTCACATCGTCTGCGAATTCAACTGCCCGACCGCCGAAGAAACCAGCGACCAGCGTGATAACGGTAGCAATCGTAGCAAGCACCCATCTGACAGTTTTGACAGGTAGTTGCAACGAAAAGCCACCTTTTCCTTTCTCGTTACTCATAAACATATCTCCTTTGCAAAGTAGATAAAAGTTGATGGTGGTGTTGAGGTAGGGATGAATGTCCTAAGACCCTTCTGCGCCACACCACCATCGGGAAGGGGCGCATAGCTGTTCGGTCAGGACTCGAACCTGAAACCCATTGATTAACAATCAATTGCTCTACCATTGAGCTACCGAACAATTATTTGATACCTTTGAATATAACTCTGGTCGGTTTCCACACGCGCACCAAATGTTCAAAGTGGTCACGCGACTTCTTACCGTCTATAATATTCAACACGGGACAATCTATCCTGTGGCGAAACTCGTTGCGCTTATGCACATCTTGTTCAACGCCACATTCAGGACAGCGATAGGTATATGTAGGTTTCATAGAAATATAAAGATAGTTACTAGAATAGCCACAACCAGCAATATACCACGAAACAGTAGTTTATAGAAGGATATGCAAATCTTATATTCATCGTGCATAATGTTTTATCCAAAATCTGGTAGTCGGAAACTCACTTCTCACGGAGTGGCAGACCTTATCGTTTCCTACAGTTGTGTACATCAACCTGACCTTTACCTCTGCCTTGACCAGCATTGTTATTTGTCGTGCATAGAGTCTCTGGTGAGATTCGAACTCACGTCCTGCGGATTAGAACTCCGCTGCTCGTCCAGTTGAGCTACAGAGACAAGTAGGGGGGGGAATGGTAACTTCCTCGTCCCCCCCCTTGACCAATTATTAGCTTGTCTCGGCTCGGTCATCTACCTTGACTATTTACACCGCAATTGTCAGAAGTGGACTGACATCCACATTGCGGACGCTAGTACGTCGGGCATGACTCGAACATGCAACCTGCGGGATATAAGCCCGATGCTCTAACCGTTGAGCTACCGACGTTTGTATCAGGTATTCAATAGATGGCGGTGCGTTATCCGTTTTTCAGCCTAATCCAGCCTCGGCATTGAAGTCGTCGCTTCCCTGACAGATAAACGCCTTACCGCTGGCTTGACCGCCACCTATTGAATATCCAATGTTAATGTTGTATCAAGCATAAAGAGAGACCGCCTGCCTCGTCTTATACCCACATCCTCGTCACGGACAAAATGTGGCTCAACTTCAATTCGTCAGGGATGCTACCCGTGTCGTATCATTGCCCTGCAACTACTCGCAGGCAGTCCCTCTTTATGCTTGATTATTTTGTTAAAGTACTATTGCAACAAATTGGGGTGGGGTCTGTACAAGGTAGTTGACACACCTTCTGCGGCAACCCCACCCCGACCCGTCATCGCGGGACGCATGTAACGATGACTACCGCATAGTTGTGGGAGAAGGAATCGAACCTTCGACTTAACGGTTATGAGCCGTTTACGCTACCACTGCGTCATCCCACATTTTCGACTTTCAGGACGTTAGATTAGTACATATCCTTTCTATCTAACCTTACACGGATACTAGCTACCTGAAAGTCTAGTGGACAAGGCGGGACTCGAACCCGCAACCTTCCCCTTGCAAAAGGGTCGCTCTCCCAATTGGAGCTACTCGCCCATTATTCAATTTTACTATACTTGTGAAAACGGGGGAGTCAGTCCGTTCAGAACCAACTCCCCCGTCGATTATTGGGTGGCCAGAGCAGGGTTTGAACCTGCCTTCTCTCACGAGATGTTCTAGTGTTTGTGAGTTCATCTGCGAGGCACGAGTTAGTTATCGTACAAATTCAGCGAACTGAAACGTAACTCTGGCCATATTGTTGATAGCTTGCGCTATCTGATGTTCGCGTATCGTCGTACAAACGTCAAGAACTGTTTGGTAAACAAAACGGGACTCGAACCCGTAACAGTTTTCGTTCAAGGAAAATGCGCTACCAATTGCGCCATTTGTTTGTAGGTTCCAGACAAGGCACGATTTTACGCTAGGTCGGGCGGGGTGGATTTGAACCACCGACTTATTCTTGATGAAAGAATCGTTCTTCCGGTGTTTGTATGTTCGGCAGCAGGCACGTTAGACGTACAAATTAGACGAACTGTAAACGTTACTGAACTACCGCCCGAAATTGGGGTTTCATCAGCGGTGTTTCTGTAACCACTAACAAAACCCCTTATCAACGGTTGGTTAGGAGTCACCGAAACCGTTACCGTTGTCACACATGATATGCAATTAATTGTTAAGGTGCATGTACTACTACTAAATTGCGTATCTGGACAAATTCTACACTATAAACCACTATTTGTCAAGGGTTGGAATTGGGTCTTTTTGAGTCTTGTGCAAGGTCGGCTAAGAATTGAGCAGAGTGTTCAGTCGCACCATTACTCTTGACATAGGCATCTAACAGGTCAAAGTCAAGTCCTTCCTGTTCACACCAATCTTGCGGTGACATATCGCCTTTGCGTTTGTTGTCCATTCTGCAACTAGAGACGTAATTTGTAGCATCGTTGCGTCCACCTTGTTCCAACGGTATCCAATGGTCAACTGTCAAGCTAACCTCGCCCATCTTGCGTCCACAGAATAGACAACATAACCCGTCCCTGACCCAAATACGTTGCTGTATCGCGCCAGAAATTGCCTGTCTGACTTTGCGATGAATAGCGCGTACAACCCCGTTTTCGTCTATATCTAAATATTTAGGGTCGTCGCTTGCCTGTATCAAGTCAGACCATTCTTCAACTGTTGGTATCAGTATTTCAAGATTGGACACGTTCGGTTCAGCAGATGGGGATAGCGCAAGAACGCTCAGTCCCATTCCTTGAAACAGAACACCACTGATTTTTAGCGAGTGTCCAATCTCTTCCCAAAATGCGGGACGGTCAGACGCGGGGAAACGGTAGAGGTAGAAACGATTAGCCACTATGAACTCGCTTTTGCAAACATCTTTTTATCCGCAACTTCCGAGAACCTTTGTTTAGTTTTATCAAGAACTTGGTTCATTGTTGAAACAGCGACTTTAGCCATTTTTTCTTTATCTTCATAATCGCTTTCTTCAACTTGCATTGCGATTAGCATTGCAATCATTCCAGATAATTCGTCACTTTTATCAATACAATTAAGCAATTCATTAGATGCCAATTTGATAAGATTTTCTGGAATATCATTACCTAGCACCGTCGCGCCACGTACCAAAATAGTATTCGTCTGCGGACGACCAACCTTCAATTCCGCATTCTCATTTCCCGTCACGATGCGTGACAATTCCTCCACCGTCGTATCAAACATATTCACCGCGACCATCCGTAGCAAATCATCGTCTGCAATCGTAGCGGGGTCGTGGTCTTCACCTTCGATAAGTTCTGCAAAGGTCGTGGTACGGTCTTCCTCACCAAATACGGAAACGATAACGTTGATGTCGGTTAAAACAAGTGTGTCAGTCATTGTGAGCCTCCTGTTGCTCAGATAGTTGTTCAAATATTCTAATCGCCATAATCAATCTAACGCCATCTGGTATCTCTTCTTGAAAGAACGCATGATTACTGACCATCACGTCTGGTCTAGTCGGTGTTAGTGCGCAGTAAATAGCTGGTTGTAAATCTATCTTGTCCACGTAATAACCTGCATACTTTGTCAAATGTCTAATAACAAACTTCTGCCGCGCAGTTCCTTCGTCAATGTACTCTTTCGGATGGACGTAGGACGTTTGTATCTCTAGCTCAAACCTACGTGGTGAGCGGATATTATGTGATAGTAACATTTCCCAATAAAGCCAGGGAACGATACCGGCATAAGTATAAGCGTTCACGTCCTGTGCTGCACTTTTACGTTGGTGATAAACGTCCCACGTTGATTGATAAGCAGGTTCGCCTAAGTGGTGCATATGTTGGACAAAAGCGTTATAGACACAATGACTCACAGGAATATCACCAATAACACGCATCCGACCCCAACCAAAGCGATTGCGCCAAATAAACAACCATAGGTCGCTAATTGTAACAGATCATCAAAGAATTGTAGAATTTGGTAGAATGTCATGGTCTATTCTCTGGCATAAATATTAGCGTTCCGTCCGATTTCGTTTCCAGCATACCCCTTGCTTTCCCATCAATAATATGCGGGTCAATGGCATCACGAACTTTCTGATTGGTAGAGTAGTAATGCGTAAATAAGCCATTGATATAGATTTTACCGTCTTCAACAATGATGTGATGAGTGTTGTTGCGCTGGCGACGTTTGACTTTTACGTCGTTCATTGTACTCTCCTAAATTCTAGTACCCATACGTAAGGGTTTGACTCCCACGAATAGCCGCGTTTAGCGTTGATAGAATTCCATAGTTCCTGAAAATATACTATGCTGTTAGACCCGTTATCCCAACCGTAGAAATATCCTTCCGCCAAACAATCTTTGAGGGAAATTTCCTGTACCCGCTCTATACGAATGCCGATAATCTCCAGTGTGATACGCGAAGCCCAACGCGGCATATAGATGGGGGGAGACCACTTTGTAACTAAATCATTGTCATTTGCGCGATAGTAAATAGTCTTATCCGCACCAATCATAAACGTTTCGCGCACCCACAGCCTATCACCAACTTGACCGTAGGGACAACACTCAGCAATAAAATCACTACCATCATACTTCTCTTGTTTATAGATAAAGGTATCTAACAATCCGTGTGAGGGATGCGTTGTATCAAGGAGTTCAGGTTGTGGCTTGATAATACGTCTAGTCTGTGTCTTGTGACCGTCAAGAATAGCGCGTACCATTTCGCTTCTAAAGATAATTGGATGGTATTTCATACGAAGTCCTTTTGTATAACTGTTCCTACATTCTGTTTTAATAAATCATATGCTCTTATCATATTACTTTGTGACTGTATATCTTTACCTAAGGGAACAGAACAGAAACTTAATCCCACGTCCCCGTAAAAGTCAAACAAAATTACGCAATGACCATCTTTATGTTGAAATTCTTTCTTCTCTTGCAATTCTAATTCAATGTAATTATGGTAATTTGGGAACAAGTTATCCATTCGGGTTTCTAGGCGTAAATAGCCTGGTTTTACTATTAGCTTTTTGATGTCAATATACTCATGATAATTCATCTCTGCTGGTTTCATATAGGGATATTCTGTTACTTCCAACCCCATTTTTTCGACTAGATAGATATTCATTTATTAACCTTTGGGTCAAGTAGAAAAGGTGGACTTTTCTCATCTTGGTACATAGGCATTATCAAGCTATAACGGTCTTCACCAATATAGATTTCAAACAATTGTCCCGTTGGCGAATCATCGCTTTGATAAATACGAATAACCACATTCTCTTTCCCACTTGCATAAAGCGCATCACGAAGAAAACGAGCTTGTAACTGGATTTGAACAGTCGGTTCATCGCTAGGAATAATTTTCTCATAGATGTCAGGAAACTTTCTGTCAATGAATTCTAATCTCACAATTTCATCAACTCTTACCTTGCGTCTGCCTGTGTGCAAACGAAACACCTTTCCCTCGAATTCTTTGAACTGTATCGGCGTATTAGTTTTATATAGACGAAAGCCATCAGCAGCAATCATTTGCTCCTCTTCAATATAGAAACAAGAATAAAGTTCCCTAAGGCCAGGGTCAGCGGTTGCGGTAAGCATCCAATTAACTACTCGTACAGTTTGAGCATTTAGCTGAATATAAATTGGTTGTTCCTTGTTCGTCACTTTATCTTTCTTTGTCATTTGTATAACTCCATCGGGTTCTCTTTGATAATCACGCTTTCTCTTATTCCATCGCGCAGAAACTTATTCAGTTGATTAACCGCAATCGACGCGGTAACAATGATAATGTTTCGTCCCAACTCATTGGTGCAGATAGGATTTTCGTTGCGTTCAGTTTTGTTATTCTCTAATTCGGTGTCTATATCTTGCCAATAGTCTGTGTCCCATTCGACTGAACCGAATCCAATACCTACTCCAATATGTAAATTGGGTTGAATATCGTGTGAATAGACTGTCATCTTGCGTGCGCTAAGATTATCAAAACAATCAACAATGATGTCGGGTTTATGCTTTATTAAATCCTCGGTACGCTTAACAGTCGTTTGCAACCCAACCGCGTTCGCACCTGACTTCAAATACACCATTTCTGCCAACGTCGTCGCTTTCGGTTTTCCAATATGATGTTCATAATAAGCGGACGTGCCGTTGAACACGTTGTTATGCTCAACAGTATCGTCGTCGATAAGGATATATTCGTGTTCACGACTAGCGTGCATAATGGTTAGCCATGAACCGACTGCGCCGCAACCAGCGATTAGGATTTTCATTTGTTGCCCAATTCTCCAATACCTAAACCGATAACAAATGGTATAAAAAGTGGATAAAGACCCCACAAAGCTAGAAATGCGATTGTATTACCAAGTTTATCGTTGCCATCAAATAAATCCATGCTTGTGTAAACTCCACACAAGAATGTAAAAGCTGGTATCAGTCCCCAAAGATAGACTTCAATCATCTAAATTCCTCGCTTCTTTCTAGCTTTTTATTACAATTGCAAATACGATAATAACCAATTCAAATGTTATATATCGCAGTTGAGTGACTATGAGTTCTAAAGTTGAAAGTATTTCAGCGTCCATCTAAATTCCTCGCTTCCTTTATCACGTCCACAATCGTTGATAAACTGTGCCATCCCTGCGTATCCCCCAATCCCCCCTCTTCATCCCTCAAACACACACCCGCTGACTCAACGCGCAGATTGCGGTCAAAGTCCATTGTGAACTCGTGACCGTCGTATTCCCACGTTATCTTATACCCATCCATCATTTCGGTATAATCGACCAGTTCCGCGCCAGATGCTTGTAGCGCAAACTTCATGCGTCCTTCAACTGATTGCATCTGTCGTTCTCGTTCTAAACGTTCCTGCTCAATGCGGATGTCGATGAGTCGCTGTCTAATAAAAGTTGCGGCATGTTTTTCAGCGTTAGGAACATTGAAACTATCAAGCGACTGGTCGCTATATAAAAACTCTTTATAGAATTGGTCGCGGTCATAAATCCCTTTATGGATAGAATACACTGGCGGCGCAAAGTCCAGTTCGTGAATGAGCGTTCCTGCAAGATTGCGTGTTGACATAATACTAAGCGGCTTGACATCGACATTTACCAAATGCAACACTCTCGGTTCACCATTCTTCCATCCGCGTTGTTCCGCATCTGATAAATTGAACGGCGTACACAGCCAATCCTGATACCCTTCCCCTTCAACTTTACGCACAGGATATAGCGCGAACACGTAGAACCTCGGTAACTCACGTAAGTATTCAAACCGTTCTCTAACAGTCGCGTCCCGAACAACAGTATCCTTATCCAACAACCACCATCCTGCGGGTGCGTTGACTTTGAACCAGTAAGGGATATTGTCCTGAATGGTTAGTACGTCTACACGATTGCCACCGACAGGGATAGGCGCAAGATAGGGTTGCAGTTGGTGGTCGTCGATGCGTTGGATAACGTTTAGCAAATCGGGCATCATATTCTGCCTTTGAAGTTATCAATGAACTTTTGATATTGCTCATCATTAAGATTAATACGATTTCTTATAACCTCAAGAGCATCGTTCAATCCCATATATCGACCACATTGTTGATGATAGGCAATTGGATGTTCGTTTTGAAGTTTACCCATTAGGGAAAGTGCTTCCATAGACAATGAGAGTACCTTATCTTCAATATCTTTCATACCATAATGTATAAGATTACTTTTTTGATTTGACATGAGTCACCGTGTTTCTGATTCTAGGAATCTCAACTTCCATAATCTTATCCACCAACGTCCGTGCTGGCGGCCCACCGAGCAGTTGTACAACTTGGTCTAGCACGTAATAATCTGACCCATCGTACTCAAACACGTCAGGGTCAATATGTGCATATTCCTGAATGCTCTCAATGAACAGTGGCATTTTGCGATAATCAGACCCGCGACTAATACCTAGCACGACCACACGCGGGACGACCGAATTCTGTTCCGTATAGTGGTTGAGTGACTTAGCAAATTCACCAATATGGTTCTCGCCGCCGTCCGTCACGATAACGATAGCTTGCGGGGTGAAACCGGCGCGTAACGCAATCTCAAAACCGGCTTGTACATTTGTCCCACCTGCTGCACGAATAGCGCGGAACGCATGATTCCATCCTTGCAGCGAGTCGCGTTCCCCAATATTCATAATAAGACCAGCGTTGTTGAACGTCGATACTGCCAATTCGCCATCGACGCTAGGAGCTATACGAACACCTAACTGTTTCGCTGTCTCAATCGCGTCCTCCATCGACCCGCTGCGGTCAATCATGAGCAGGGTGTCAGACTCTATGCGCTTGCCAGTTTCAACAGACTTCTGTTTTGCTTGCGCAATTGCTTGTGAGATACGCGTATCCGCGCCTTGCGCCGATTTACGGTGTTCAGCGGATGCAACGGATACAGGTGCGGAAGCAATCTTGCGCTCATAGACTTCGCGCACTTCGGGGATGGATAGCAAGCCAGACTGCTCAACTGCACGACGGGCATTCATCGCTTCAACAGGTGACATATTGTTAATTAGAGCAACGCCGACTTGGGGAGTCTTTCCAGTCAAAGTCATGGCGATGCGATACGGAATACGATTTTCGATAATAAGCGATGCTTGCTCAGAAGCGTCACTTGATGCCGCGATTTTTTTCAGTGCGTCGAACATTGACCCTTCTGGCGGCGCATCTTCGTGCAGGATGAGACGTGCGCGTTCAGACGGAGCGACGTGATAGGTGATATATGCGGAACGGACAGCTTGGCGGTTCTGGATAACTACTGCATCCCACCAGTCGGTATCCTTCTCCAGCGTTTTGAGATAGTCGTGAGCTATACGTTTCAACACGCGGGGGATTTTGCGACGTAACGGTGCAGGAACATCTTCTGGTGGATGGTTAATGAAATCAAGGATGCGGAAGATACGGTAAGGTGGAAGTCCTGAGAAGTTGTGTTGGTGGTCGATGTCATAGAAGGACGAACCGAGCAGGATTGCGCGACCAGCTTCACGATATTCAGGAAAGTCGTTAGGTGATTGGAGCAAAGTGATGATTGCAATATCCTCTTGGTCACGGATAGACGTGTTACCGGCGCATAGATAAACGCACATTCGAGCAACGAAGTCGGGGTCAGTTTCAAACGCTTCGTGGAATGCGACGACAGGTTCGGCATATTGACGATGCGGTACGGAGAGTAATTGTCGGTGCAGGATAGTACGTGCGCGGTTTTGTTCGGTCATTTAGTTAGTCTCCTGATTTATGAGATTAGGCGATGATTATTGCAATACCAGCTAGAAATATAATAACTGTGCCTATATAAACTTGATTATCGTTATTTCGTGACAGTCCAAAGTCAAACATATGTATACCTAATAAACCTATTAGAAAGAGTGCTAAATGAATAGGTGCTATCATCAGAATCCCAACTCCTTATCAATTTGTTCACCGTCGCGTACTTTCCCTTCTGTCTGTATCTCAATTTCGCCAGCGTCTAGTTTCTGTTCCAAAAGTTCGTCCGCGCTTATTGCATCAACACCGTCATCATGCTTTTTATCATCGGGTCTATTGGGTGGCACGTTCACTACCAGCCACAGTTTATTCTCACGTGCATACTTTGACACCAGTTGATAAACCTTCCCACCGATACGTACCCGCCGTTCAGCCTTCTCATAAGTGTCACAAATCGCGGGAGTCAGACCATTCTCTTTAGCTGAATGAATAATGGTTGCAAGCGCATGATAGCAAACTGCACGAGTCCCACCTTTGCAATGTTCAGCACCGATACCCATTCCGGTATCTAGTAAACATTCGGTTTCAATCACATTCGGAGCAAACCTGCGCAGAATGACGTTGTACATTTTGGCGTGAGAACCTGGTACAAATGCGTCGGTGATACGTCCATCGGAATCACGCTTATTGACCGTGACGTGGCCGATGTTCGCAAGATGATGCGCTTTTTGGAAACGGTCAACTCTGGGACGATTATTCATCGTGTTTTCCTTTCCGAATACCAACATAGCTAACAGTCACCATTTTCAGAGCCTTCTCAATAATTTCATCCGTAGGCGAAGGAACTTCGCTACGTTTCATAGTATCATCACGTCGGTCAAAGTTTCCCCATGAGCCAACAAACTCAACGATTTTTTTCAGCGCGTCGAACATTGACCCTTCTGGCGGCGCGCCTTTTTCATTTTCTGATTGAATGCGTAATGTCCATGCGTCGGAGGTAAATTTATGACGTTTGGTTACTCGACGCGCAATTTCATAATATGAACATTCTAATTCTATTCGTGGATTGAAAACTGGCGATGAACGTCCAGCAAGCGAGAATCCCCACGTTTCCCGCTTCAGTTTATCGTCTGAGATAATTTCAATTCTGATTGTCATATCTATCTAACCTCTAGTAAGCACAATCATACCACGCAAACCACTATTTGTCAAGAGTTTGAATTTGACTAGATAACACCTGCTATACGTGCATTGATAAGGCATCTAAAGATAGCCATTTCAAATGTGTTACCGCCGCCGAATATATACTTCAATCTCTTACGTTCTTTGATAGACAGCATTTGTGGCTGACCATAATCAAACGGCGAAACGGTTAAGTCTATTTTTTTCTCCCAATTCTTCCTATGTAAATATGCTGTAATATTAAACCACGTATAATCGAAAGTCAACTTATATTCATTTGCCTGTTTCGCGGCACAGTATTTAGGAATGTTGTGACAATGCCCTTTCATTAAGCCTAAATCACAGAATTCTATCCATAATTCTTCTATTGTTTTCATACGTTAATTGCTCTCCTCGGCCAAGAGTGTAATTGCAAACTTTTTCATATTCTCACGCACTTGTTCTCTCACGCTCGGATTAGCAATAATATCGCCCAACTCTTTAGCAACTTCTTCAATGTTCCAGTCCGCAATCACTGACACCAGCATCCGTAACGCAAGTTCCCCAAGCGGACTCATCGCGCCTCTGCCACGCACAATCTCGACTCCGGTAAACGTCTCAACAAAATCTCTAAACGCACTATTCGTCTCAGGAGTGATAGTAATTTGTAACGGTACACGGTTGGACTTGCCAGTAACTCGCACTCTGTCTTTATCATACAGACTATTCACTTCGTCATAATCAAACGCCGTTTCCGTATCTTCTTCATAGTCTGCACCGTGTTCCACCAACGCATCGTTTGCCAAATCAAACGCTTCCCTAAACGCAGGCGGCTCTACGGGAATTTCATCTTCGCCAATTGGAAGTCCGTACTCGTCTCTGTCAATCATGCTATTCTCCTAGTAACTTATTTATATTTGCTTCTGCTTCAATAAATTCCTGCTTATCAACGGGTTCGTCTACTCTTGTTTCAACTGACTTATTCCGTTTTATTTCCTGAAACTCTTGCAACAATCTATCCATTAGTCTGGACATATTCTCAATGTTCTCGCTAACTTTCTTTGTTCCGCGTTCTTCCTCGATGTAACTACGCAACGCCTTTTTGACAATCACATTACGCTCAGAGTCGTCCTTGAACCTATCGAGGTATTGGATAATATCCCAATCCTTCTCGGTTGTAAGTTGTAGATCGAATTGCGTTGATGCCATAACTACTCTTTGAAGAACGCAATAAGTTCATAAGGCAACTGAAAATCGGATTGATAAAGCGCGTACAGTTCCGCGTACAGTTCCCGATACCCACCCCATTCAAAGCAACCATTCTCAATCGGAAATTCAATCAGCATGTTACGCAATTCCTGATTTGCACAAGTCTCAATACAGTTCTGCACAGCAACCCTAAATTCCTCAGACTGCGATGGATTATCCAGTTTCGTATCTACAAAATGACCAACCTCATGCAGACACGAAAACTCATCGCTACACCAGATAACGTTGATATATGGCGCGTATAGACCAGTAGAGCCGCGATATTTTGTCCACGTAGTTGCGATTGCGACTATCCAGATTGCAACTGTAAGATATTTCAGTAGTTTCATAACAGCGGTAAAATTCCGTTTATCCAGAGTGCTACGATTGCGTATACCAGAATACTGATAATCAGCACCAGTACCGCATAGACGATAATCTGTCCAAGAACGAACGCGACTTTATCCTTTACGACACGCTTCACATTATTCACAACGGTTCTCCTGTAACCACTCATCAACTTCTACCAACGCACGATACTGATACGGCTCATTTCCATTAGGTCTAGGTAGTAATTCCAGCACAGTATAGTCTAGCGACCAATGACAATAATTGTACTCATCACCAAACACGTTGTTGAACGCGAATACTGACCAATCTACCTGTTGCTCAAAACTCAGGTCAGTCCAGAATAACACGCGAATTTGCTCAACGGTTTGAGCAACAAAATCGACAGGTTGCTCGCGGAACTTGACACCTATCTGTTCACCCAACGCAACCATCACGTCGCGCCAGCGCAATTGACGGTGGAAGTATCCGTTAGGCGAGTTCTTGCGCATTCGAGCGTAGCAAAGTAGCTCATCCCCATTCATAGAATAGGTTTCACCTTCTACAAACGTGTACCAGTTATCACCACATTGGTCATGGGTGTTTACCGTTGCGGTCAGTTCCACCCCGCCTAGACCGTCCACAAAGTAGACAAAGTTGCTCATGTTCACCAACACGATACCCTCTAATTCAATCCCCCACTCGTTTTGATAATAGTCATAGATACATGTGTATCCACAATGCGCAAAGTGCTGGTTGATTTTTAGATTGCGGTCAGCGTCTAACAGTTCTCTAGCTAAACTGTAGGTGTTGATGGTAACTGGCGGTTCGGTGATGGATACCAACACGATAGCATCGGTCTGCTGTCCCGACTCGGTGCGTATAGCATCACCTGCACGATAGTCGCCACCGTATAGGATGAACCAATGGACAGGACGGTCAGGGATAGGGGTAGCGATAGTCGGTGTCGGTTGCTCAACTGTGTGCAACTCATTGATAGAAGCAAGCGTGTCCATTAGGTTACGAGTAGCGACGATATTCTGCAAGTGACCAAACAATTTGCCACCGAACCAGCAGAGTGCAAACAGGGATACTAAAAGGAACAGTTTAGTTTTCATCAGTTTTTTTGAGTGCGTTGATAGCGGCACTTATAAATGACTTGAATTCCCTTTCTAGTTTATAGGTCTGATATGCAAGTGTATTGCGACTTTCACCAAATCGTGCATCAAATTGTGGAAGTAATTCAAGTTCTTCATCCCACTCGCAATTGGGACATTGCTCATTGTGTGCAGTTTTCAATTCCTCATAATCAAATACATTCACGTCGTCTTTGACTGGTTGCATCAATGTGATGCGTTCAAGCCATTGGTGTGGAGGTTTTGCTTTTACTATTTCTGCAACGCGATTTTGATAACCGAAATAAGTCTTAGCATATGTGAGCATTGGTGTATGCCACACATGCCAAAATAACTTTTCGCCTTCCCATTCAGGAATAATTAAGGAGGGATTTATTCCCCTTATCGTTAACTCACTAACTGCTCTTTCAAATCTTTGTTGATAAAAGTCGGACATATTCAGATTGCTCATTTAGACACCGCTTTCATTGCAAGTTTCAAATACCCATTCACATTACTAAACACAGGGTCATCGACTACACGCACATTCTCATGTTCAAACAACCCGATAATCGTTTCCCCAAGTAAGTTCGCGCCGCCGCCCGTTAGTAGAATCGCGCCAAGTTTACCCGTATCCCACAGTCCATTTGCCGCCGCAACAATATTCTCGGACATTGGGGTCGCGTTGGTCGTGATAATATCTGTCAGGTCGTTGGCCTTACTGTTGTACGTTACCCTGCGTTCCCTAACCGCATCCGCAATCTCATGGTCAGAGAAATTGGAGTTGGGACACAGTTCTTCAATCGGTTGTCTCATCGCTGCGACCAAATCCCAACCACCTAGATTGATACTTTCAGTCTCGCGCCGAATATCACCAAGTTTATTCGCGTGCATGATGTTAGTTGTTTTGCCGCCAATGTCAATGATACCGACGCTACCAGTTGCAAGCTGTGGGTTCACAACCTTACCGTTTTCATCCAACGCTTCGTTCAGCAACGTGCCGGACGCTTGCGGAATAACAGTACATTGCAGAATATTCACAACGATACGCGACTGTCCTTCGCGTTCAATTGCGTGTACACCTTCAAATACCGATTTCAACATATCTTTGTCCAAGTCATGAAACGCGATGGGAAGACCGGTGACAACGTGCGCCTGTGTCTCGCCATTTCCGCCAGCTACAGACGCAAGCGCGGCATACATTAGCACACGATAATCCTTTGTGGTAATCCAGTCACGCGACTCCTGACGAGTAGAAAAGCGTGATTGTCGGATAACGCTTTCGCCAACGTTGTACCCGCGTCCATCCAGTTTGATAACCGTATCAGTCGCCCCCATTAGCTTGAACTGGGACTTTTCGGGAGTGCCGATTATAGATGGAAAGATACGTTTGTGACGCGGAGATACGATTTTGGTATTTGCGTATCCGATGTCAATGCCGATGGGTAAAATTTCAGCCACTAGAAGTCTCCTGTACCTATAGTTTAGAGTTGTTCAACCAGATTTTGCATATGACCGATTAGTGAATTCCAATCACTATTTTCATTCAGCAACGGCGCATAATATTCGTCGCCAGCAATTTTTAGCAGCATCGCCAGATAGTTACTTACAATACCAGCTAACGGAATTGGGTCTATCATTCCTGACTGTGCGCCGCCCGATGCTTCGCTGATAAGTTCGCTAATTGCGGACGCGATTTCGTCATGGACAAGTGCAAACGGTTCGATGCGCCAATGCCAATTATATTCGTCGGGTTGGTTATAGGGCAGTTTCCAACTAGACAAATGTATCTGGTCATTATCGTGTACTGGAATTGCAGAAAGCTCATCATTTACCTGTTTCATCACTTCCGCAAGTCTGAAACGGTATTGAGATAGCAAGATAGATAGTTGCGCGTTAGTTGCCACGTTTTGACCACCATTTATTTATCTTCTCATAAGTGAATACCAATACTATAATCCAAACAACTTGAATAAATAGAGAGCCTACGATAGTAGAAATATCATAAGCAAAATTTGATAGATTCTCTTCGTTCGGAAGCCCATACATCAACGGCCAGGTAAGAAACTCTATCAACAATCTAGTTACCGTTTCCATTTTTCACCTTCTTCAGTAACAGCATAATATCGTTCATATCAACCGTGTGTCCACGCGCTTCCATCGCGTCCTTATACTTGAACGGCGGCTGATTATTACCAATTTCTTGATAGACTTCCTTCATATCCTTCATCATCGCCTGCTGTTCCGGTGACAATTCTTCTACTGGAATGTAATCTTCATCCGCATCTTGCCAGTACAAGTCCAACGCAACGCCTAAGCGACTAGCCGCTTTCTTGAACGCATCCGACTCAGCAGACTTAATCATGCCCCCCCACGTCATACCTTTGATAACTTCTTTCTCGCCGGTAGATGCTTTGATAATGGTTACAACTTTAGACAAATCCTTCTGGTCATAGTGGATACGGACAGTCAATTTCCCATGTACGATAATCGACGCAGGACGACTTTGTTCCGGTTGACCCTCGATATAGGCGTAGATTTTTCCATCGGCTTGCGGGATGATTTCAAAGTCCCAATCGAAACCGAACGCTTTATTTAAGACGGCAGTAACGTATCCGTGCGGGACGTAACTGAAATTCTTGCCGCCTTTACCTGGACGTACCTTGATATATTTACGCGGTGTGCGCCCTTGCAGGACTTTGAATTGCGACTCGCTGATAGCACTCTGTAGAACCTCGTCGTATTTCTGAATGGAATAGTTTTCGTTGTGATTCACCGTTTCGACATCGGACTCGTGCGCGTCTAACGCTTCCATAAGTTCCTTATTCTCAGGTTTATCCGACATTTCCTAACTCCTCATAGGTCACTTCATCATTGATAACTTCTAACTGCAATCGCATCAGGTTAGTCAACTCATTCCGACTAAATCCAAAGAACTCACGCACACCTTCTATCGTCTTTGCACCAATCCCTTTGATGCGGTCAGTATCCGCGTTAGGATTGGTCAGCCAGCACAGGATACTTGCCACGTCCCCATTGAACTCATCCCATAGTGCTTGTGCAGTTGTCACTCCAACATTCGGCAGCGCGGTGAGCAAGTTGCGTCCGTCATGCACCTCAACTGGTAGTTGCAACGCGCCTTCCAACTCGGTCATCGTTGGCTTGGCGTGATAAACGCGCTTGATACCGTTCTTTAGATATTCGTCAACGTGTCTTTCTTTCAACTGTAACCATTGTTCCAGCAGGGATACACGCGGTAGAAATTCTACAACGCCGCCTCTATCATGCCACTTGCTAACTGCGCTCTGCACAGACCAGTATTTTGCATACGCCTCACGTCCGTCTATCATCGCGTTGCCGTTGTCCATGCAGTTAAGTGTTCCTATAAATAGCAGGATACATTGTGGCTGGCGTGTACCAAATGAGCGCATCCGTGCAAGTGAATGGTTCATGCGGTCGCCGATGGACGCAGCTAAGTCGTGACCTTGTTTTCGTTGGATAAGTAGCGCGTATCCGTCCTCAATGTGTTTACGGATAAGATTCTCGTTGGTCATTGGTAGTTTCAGGTTAGAGACTACGATGTCCGCGCCAGTCATTTCTTCCAATCCGTTTACGACCTTTGCGTGTTCAATAAAAGGCATCAGTGAGGACGTGGATGTTTCGGAAGGGTCTAGGTATATTGTCATTAGATAATAGTTAGATAATAGCAGGGTAGGGGCAGTCGTATCAACCACCCCTGCCCATCGGATAAGAAAACCCAAGCCTTACGCTTGAGATTTCAACTTTGCTAGGAACGGAACAGGGATAGCCCAATTGTCAGACACTTCCTTGATGGGTGTACCCTTTTCCAGTTCTGCGATAACCTGACCCTTTAGTTCGTTCCAAGTGTCCTCGGAATAACCTTCGGGGATGTCGGTAGTTGCGGTTGCGACGGGGGTGGAAGTTGTTTCGCCAGAAGTCGCGCCCTCCGCAAACTGAGCGCGGTTCTTTTCGTAAGCGGCGTATGCTTCGTCCTTCGTTTGGAACACTTTAGCAAGCGCGATAGTGTTGTATTCGGGATTACGCGCTTGGGGAACATCATGGACTTCGATATATGAACCATGCAGTTTCGCCAGCGTCTTACTGTAGTTACCAGCATTCATGCTGTCCTTACCGAACACGCGCTGTACAGACGGGACAAAAATCTGCCGCCAGTCCTTATCGCCAACGTTGACATTGCGCTCGTACTGAAAATCTAATTCAGGGTTGAATTCCTGAATGTTGACTGAGAATTTCAGTTGCATCGAACGCGAACGTTTATCGGTCTGACGATAATCTGCAAGCGAGATTTCAACAGGCATACGTTTCTCTTTGACGTTTCCGTCCGCATCAGTTTCTTCGCCAACCACTTCCCAACGCTGATAAGTTGGGGCGATGGTCAACTGACCAAAGTTCTTGCGGATACCGAACGACTCTGCGGCTGTAGCTGCTGCTTCGAGTTCATCCAGAAATCCTTCTTCAAACGGGTTTGCGTTATTCATTAGAATAGTTCTCCTATAGGTGTGATAGTTGGTACACTAGCTAGTGCATAATGAGTTTTGTGTACAGTTGAATATTCAATTGTCAGTTATCCAATAGAGCCTCCACAACGAAACCTATTTCAACGATGGACAGGATTATATCAACAAATAGTGGTTTAGTCAAGTTAATAGTCAACGGTTGAATGAATGCGTCGATAAACTTTCGTACTAGCATCTTCGCGTCCCATCCAGATATGATTGGATAGAATTGAGCCAGACGTGTATACCCTGATTTTACCAATATCTGCTACTTCAACAAATTTAGGTACGTTGGGTGTGGCGATGTTAACGTAGCAGATGTCTGGTCAGATGCGGTACTTTTTGAAATAGTATTCGGCGGCTTTACCCACCTTGGCCGTCAATTCGGTCTTTGGGTCGTTATCGAACCATAAAAATCCCACGTTCATAGTCATAATTTACCCTTCCGTTCCTTGTACAAAGAATAGTTCACTTTTAGCACGAGTAATTGCTACATATTTCAAATTGTATTCCTGTTCCAACTGCCAACTTTGACGGGACATTTTATGCGGTATGATTTCTGGCAGTAGGATGAACACGCGCTCTGCCTCCAACCCTTTAGCTTTATGAATAGACGAGAACGTCACTCCCTGTCGTTCATCGTTGAACACTTCGGCAATACGCACATTCAGGTCAGAGATAGTTTCACATTGGGACGCAAGCGCGATGATAGTATTCGTCTGGTCGTCAAGGGATGCTGCGCGTGACTCTTTCTTTGCAGACATTAGCTTGACCACTTCTGAGTCCCGATAAGAAACTAATTCGCGCAAGAACGGGGTCAGGTTATAAATAGATGAACGTTTCTGCACTAACCGAATAAGGTTTTGCAACCCTTTGCCAATGTCTCTACCAAGAACGACTGCTTTAGTTCCTGACCTGATTAGATGGAACGCAGGCGCGATAAGTGGCGCGTTGACTCTACAGATAACAAAGTCACCTTCTTGTACGTGCGCGGTAAGGTCGGTGTCTAAGATGTAGTGGACTTTTCCTTCTGGAGCGTCAGGACGTGGTTCTATGTGGGGGACGATTTGTTGCGCGAGTGAGACTACGGAAGTTGGACAACGGTAAGTGATGGACAGGGGGAGTTCGATTGCGTTGGTACGTTGCTTGAAATAGTCCATTGCTTCAGTATCGCTACCAGCAAAACCATAAATTGCTTGGGAAACATCGCCTACCCCGATAATACGTGTATTTTCATGGGTTGCTTTGAGGATAAATTCGGTCTGAGCGCGGTTTACGTCCTGAAGTTCATCGCAGAAAATGAAATCAAACTGTTGTGCAGGACAATATCCAATTGCAGTTGCATAAATCATATCGTCAAAGTCTACCCAACGGTCAAGTGCGTCAAATGAACGATTATGAAGTGCGCGTACAGCTTGATAGATAGTAGTCTCATTCCCGTTTGTATGAATACCGTAGCGGTCAGATAGATAGTCGAGGTTATTATCAGTAGGTTCTAGCAACCATGCTTTAGAAAGAGATAGCAGTTCCTTGACTGTGCCACCAAATTGTTTCAACACTTCTCCGTCTGACCAATGTTTAGATTTGGAATAATCATCTAGCAGTAGCCATATCTTTTTTGCATCGACTTTGACGTGACCAACGTGACTGGTTAGATTTTTTAGACCTAGTGAGTGCAGGGTGGATATGTGGACGTGAGGTAGATGGACACGACGAGATAATTCGTCTGCTATGTGCTTATTGAATGCAACGAAAGCGACTTTAGAATTGGTCGGTGTGTAATTTAACGCTTCAACAATCGTCGAGGTCTTCCCCGACCCTGCGACTGCTTCAACAATAGCATTTCCCTCACCGTTTTCAACAAAGTCAAATACGGCTCGTTGGTAATGCGACCACACGATTTCGTCATTCGGGTCGTCGGACGGAAGCGCGTCGGAGTCAATGGATTCTAGTGCGTTGAGAAGGTCGTCGGTCATAAATGGCTACCACATTCCTGAATTTTGGGTCAATTTCCGAGTCCGAGTTGGGTCGGGTTTCAGTCGTTGTAAATATGTAGTGATTCTAGTCACCATCATCTGAACGACCGCCCATTATAACGACTAACGGTTTCATTTCAGCAACTATATCAATGAGGTCGGTTTGTTCAGCCAATACTGCATGAATGTTTTTATAAGCTAGGAAAGTCTCGTCTTCAGCTACGCCAAAGTGGAGGATATTTTCCATCCGTTGCTTAAATTCTACTTGGTTGTGACGTTTCTTGGCTACTGTGCGGCTAAAAGGTCGTCCCGCGCCATGACTAGATGAATTCAGACTATTCGGATTACCTTTGCCGCGCACAATGTAGGACGGTGTGCCAGATGTTCCGGGGATTAGTCCCAATTCGTTCATATGAGCAGGTGTCGCGCCTTTGCGATGCAGGATTCCGTTATCAGTCTGCCACGCAAAGTTGTGCCTGTTCCAAATGTTCTGGCGGACTTGTAGGTATGCGATTTTAGCAAAAGTAGTATGGATTAGTTCGTGGTTAGCATAGGCATATTCGCCCATTAATAGCATAGCCTCAAAATATTCTTGACCAGCGTCGGTATCAAATCTTAACCAGCCATGCTCTTTAGGAATACTGTTGGCAACACGCTTTGTTTCCTCACTGGCTAACTTAGTATATGCCGTTGCAATTTTGTGTCCTGCGCCTCGACTGCCAGAATGGGTGAGTAATCCGATATAAGGCGTATTTCCTTCGACTAAAACTAAGTCTGCAAAATGATTGCCACCGCCGCTTGTACCAATTTGTTCAACCGCCTTATTTCTTTGGTTAGCGACTGCTTGCGAGATTGACCAACGTTTATCGTCAAGGACTGGATGGTCATATCTTTTCCAGCCCTGACCAATTCCGAAATGGGTATTTTCACGCAATAATTTAGCAAAGTTGTCTCGGTGAGTGACGAATTCTTCGGGAGATAATTGGAACACGGAAAGCATCATCATGCACGAAATATCATAGCCGATGTAACTAGGTGATATAGCGTTGTCAAGCGCAATCACGCCACCTATAGGTAGTGCGTAACCTAGATGAGCGTCAGGCATCAAAGCACCGTTTAGGGCGGGTGGAATACGGAGTGCGGTTTCCATTTGTTCAATAGCGGCAGGCTCGATAAGGTCTTTGCCCCAAATGTTGTAGGGTGCGTGTTGTTCAGACATTTTCATTCTAGGTTGTGGTGCGCCAAAGTGTGAGTGAACAGAAGATAACAGGTCGGCTTCCGTAATATCAGGAGTGGACGCTAACTTTTGCGCATATTGAGCGATTTCGGGATAGTTAGGTTCGTCCCAATAGTCTGAAAGAAGAGAGTGAGTATTCATAATCAGACTTCAATTGAGTGATGAGAATTTTGCATCAAGCGCGTTCTTAATTTCGTCTTCCGTTTTACCAAGTATAGTTTTGAGAAAGTCTATATGTTCCTCTGCTTCCTTGATTTCTTGCGTCAATTGTTCAATTCGTTTGCGAAAAACAGATATTCCCTTAGACACAATTTCATTCGCGTTTGTAGCTTGAACAAGTGATTTATCAATTTTATCCTGATGTGCAAACAATCCTTTGCCATGCACAATTTTGTAGAATTTAGGAGTTTCGTCAATGACTTTCGCAAATCCAAATTTTATGACCTGCGAGTATCTGCTTGTACCAACGCGATAGATACGTTTCATATTATCTGTTTTCGTTTCTCCCTTTATAACCATTTTACGTTCAATCTGTTTCATATGTATAGTGCAGAATCCATGACCCTTGAACGTTTTAGTCGCTTTCTTATGGCATTGGCCTATATCCCCCCATCGACCATAGGAACGATACACGCTAGCGTGACAACGTGTACCCGCGTTTCGTGGCTCAATTACAATAGAGATATAGTTTTCAAGACGCTCAGTTTTTATGTCACCCATTTTCTTTATCCTTATGTTCAAACGCGCTCAAATCGCTGTCAATCCGTGTAGTCGGTTCTTGCGTGATGGTTACTCCATCAGGACGCAATTCTTTAGCAACCTTTTTCAACGCGCTTTCGTCCAGTTTGATACAGATTTTACGCTCCATTGCCCAATTCAACGCCGACTGTTCATTGGATACTGTGATAATTGTACGATTGATAACTTTACCACATGGAAAGTCGATTAGACCTTCGTATTTGTACTTTGATAACATTTGTAAGGATAGATTAGATTTTGTCGTACCTTCCTCTTGGACAAGAGTGGATAATTCTTCGCGCAAGGATTGTAGCTGGCGATATTCGGGTAACTGTTCCAACTTTTCCTGCGCGTTGGCTATCATAGACTTCTGTGCAAGGATAGATGCGCGAGTGTTAGCAAGGATGGATGCAAGTTCGTTGATACGGTCAGTCATTTGAATCTCTCCTTTTTATCTGCAAGTCTATCAATATTATCACACAAACCAACATTTGTCAAGAGTTTGAATACTCAATCCTACCATCCACTTTACCCTTTACCACACTCTCAAAGCTATATATGACTATACGAAATCATCAATTTTATTAGGTTATCAATTTGTGGAATATTTTTTTCTTTAGTTATATACGAAAGATTCCTGAGTTTTGTTACGCATCTTTGTTACAGGTATCGTTTTTGTTACGATTTTACTCTACTTTTACGCTTACATAACCTGTCGTTGGCTAATCACATTCCTAAAAACGCGTACCACATTCCTGAAATAGGGTCTAACATGGGTCAAAATGTCGGGTCGGGTTGCGTATAGTCATATCGGGTTGGGCGAAAGTCTAAAAACACGTACCACATTCCTGAGATTTGATTGATATAGATATTAACGTCGGGTTCAGTCTGGTTTCTATATGTAGTCAAATCCTAAAAGTGCCTACCACATTCCTGAGTTTTGAACACTTTAATACAATAAGTCGGGTCGGTCAAGCGGCTACAGGGTGGGGTACATTCCTGAAAGTTGGTTCAATCTACAATTTAGTCGGGTTGTTGGGTTTGGTCAAATATGAAAAGAGGGGGGTACATTCCTGAGTTTTTGGTCAAAATAGGGTTAATAGTCGGGTCGGGTTTAGCGCATTTGGGTAGTATAGTAACTCGGTGGGAAGAAATATGCCTGCTGCTTGCTGTTGCTAATTATTATCAGTCAGTCAGCAAGCAGCAGGCATAGCTAACGCCACTAGGTTGTGGTCGCCGCTAACAGCCGTTCGATTTGTCGTTTTCTCGCATCGGCATCAGCGGCAGCATCAGCGGCAGCATCAGCGGTGGCATAAGCAGCATTAGACGCGACAGTAGCGGCACGGGTAGAATAGGCAGCAGCAGCGGCAGCATTAGCGGCGGCATGAGCAGCATAAGCAATAGCATAGGCAGCAGCAGCGGCAGCATCAGCGGCAGCATCAGCGGCAGCATCAGCAGCATCAGCAGCATCTTTCAATTCCGTTATTGTTGCTTTGCCAATTAGATATAGACGTGCTGCTTCAATAGCCTTTTGTGGCCTGCTGTCATTTGGGTATTTTTCCTCAAAAACTGGCAAGACTATCTCGGCTTCTGCCAGGGCGAATTCCTGCACGGTTCGCATCGGCATTGTGTAGCAGGCCAGCCACACTTTATCGGCGGCGGGTATGCGTTCATCCTTTAGCGCAGTGGATAACTGCACAGATTTACGCCCGCCAAAGAGGGCTTTCAGGTGATCGCGGGTATATTCCGCGCACGGGTTGAGTGCGAGAATGCTATCAATTGTCAGTCGTGGATTGTTATTCATCGTTTATCTCTCCTGCCCGATACCGTCGGGCGCGGGTTGGTTTGCTAGACGTAAAGCGACTTGCGTTGTGTCTGGTCGAATATGGACTCGTCCCAATCTTGTACAAATAGTAATTGGTTCAGTTCATCCTCGACCGCCGACTCGTCTAACGTCAAGCAGTCATCGCATAGGGTAGTGCGTACGGTGACGGGTTCGCCGCAAATAGCGCAGGTGTGCATGATGGACTCCTTTTGGTAAATAGTTAGTTGCTTATGAGTAAGCGTCTAATACTGCTGCCAAAACTTCAGCGGGGCATCTATCAAAATCTAGACCTCTATCATAGTTATATATCATTTTGCCATGACGTTTGTCTTCATAACCTGATACTTGATAGATTGATAGCTTCGATACGCGCCCATCATTGATACCAAACTTTGAGCCTGAATCATAGACCTTAGCTTGATACCAGTATTCGATTAACTTATGGATAATCTTCCCATTGCGCCACATAGTAGACTCCTTTTGTCTAGTGAATGGTCAGCTAACTATCACGTACCCAATCGCACATATAAACGCGGTAAGCGATGCAAGTATCCATATAGCTAACAGGATGATTGTCTCGGTGCGTGTGCGCTGGTTGCGTTTGTGGGTCTTGAGGGTGGTAGTATTCATGCGGACTCCTTATCGTTTAGGTCTAGCTTTTTTAGGTCTATATGTGCTTGACGCGCCGCTTCCTCTATGGCTGCACGTAGAAGCAACTTTTCTGTCCCTTTGCGCTTTGTATAGCCATACTTGCGCAAAAGGTAGTAGCGCAATCTGCGTTCTTCATTATCAGATATTTTTATCGTAATAGTTTTCATGCGGACTCCTTCTTATGTTAGTTGCGTAAATGAACCATCGCGCAAACTGAAGCGGAAGCGAATACCGTCTCTGCGCTTGACGTGGATATACTTCTCGCCAGCTTTCTTGCCTCTGCCGGTGCTGCGACGCACTTCGCAAGGGATATTAGTGCCGGGAATAATAGCCGGATACCATTCGCCCGGTGTCCAGCTATCGGGATGCTGCCTATTGAGCATGTGGGCGGTAAGGTATTCGTCGCTTTCCTTATATGGCCGCCAGCCGCCCAGCCGCCAGTTATAGCCCTGATAACTACGGTCAGTATAAATATGTATGTCGGTGTCATCGTGCATATGTGCAATAGATGAATATATTTTTTCAAACGCCTCATCATAGCCACGCGCTTGCACAGTTTGGACTTCGGATGTGTCTTTATTCGGTTCTTCGGTGGTGTAGTAGAATTTCATAGCGACTCCTTTTGTTTCAGATAATCGACTGCATCGTTTACCGTCTTATTAACCGCTGTATGATAGACTTTGCAACTGCGGCAATAGTAGATAATCCCTACTTGTGCAAGGCGTTTGCAATCCTTACGTGATAACTGTAGAGACTCGCAACTTTCTATAAGTAGCCGTGTTTTCATTCTATGGTTTCCTCTTGTCCAATCGGATTAAACAATTCGTCAGTTTCAATTGCGCTGTCAAATGTCAAAGGCATCAGTACCGCTGCTTGCTCTCTTCCCTGAATCATGACCGGCGAGTTGCGCGTAGTGAATTTTAGACGAACATATCCCATGTCTTTAACAATGGATGCAAGCAACTTACCGTTAATATCAATTTCAAACGATGGTTCGGTAGTGGGTACGATGCGCAACCAATCAGGAAATGGGATTGTTTCTGTATCGTCTATTTCGATATACTCCCCTGATACACGCGGGGATTTATCTAAAATGATTGTAGCTCCGTTCTCGGTGTTGTCTGCTAACGATTGTGGAAGCGGTGTGATGCGCATCTGGTGACCGTCTGCGGTGATAGCGCGATTCCCGTCGTGATAGATGCCGCGTATTCCTTCACGGTTTTTATGGGTTGCATCGTTAAGCCAGCGAATGATATGCGACTCGTCTTTAGGAAAGTTGATTATTTTTGCCATTGGTGACTCCTTTTCTAGTTGTCTACCTAAGCGTCTAATGTGCTTACTTCCCCCTTTGTAAGAACACTAGAGCGTAACGTTACGTCGAGTTATCCTATAATTTGTATTAGGCCGCCCTGTATATAATACTGGAACGCGCTGTCATTTTTGTCAATCACGGTATATATAGGCGCGTACCAACTATGCCAAGCATTACCGGCATCTGTGTGTCCATCGTAACGAATACAAGCAAAGTTTTCGAGAACATCTTCCTCGCGATAACCAAAAGGATTATTTTTGCGTTCTTTTCCTTTTGGTGTTTTCCACTGGTCAAGCAGCCAATCTAAACCTTTGCGCTCCTGCTCGGCTGATAAGCGTAGCCCCTCATTGATTGCCTTGTTATGTAGGTCGGAAAGTTCGCCTAAAGGCTTTTCGTTATTGAGCCTGCGGCCAATCAAATTAATTTGCTTTTCTGTTATTGTGTTCATCGATTGACTCCTTTTTATAGTTGATAAACTAGAGTGCCGCCATTTCTGGACGTATAAAACGTGTGGTATCTAGGGTTGCATGTGCATCTTCGCGTTCGTTCAGCCATACCGTTTTTACCCTAAGCGTTTCCATAACGATTACTAGAATTAGGTCAAATTGTTGATTGTAGCGTGTGCGATAAACAACTTTATGAATACGTTTATCCCGCACTTCGACCTCGACCGCTTCGCAATTCGCAAAGTTGACGCGGTTAGGTAGGTCGATTTTATCGTAACGATCAAGTTGTGCTGCGCGTCTGGCGTGTCCGGTGTAATCTAGGCGGTAGGGTTTGCCCTCAAATTTAGCAAGGGTTTGGGTAACTGGTTCGGGGTATCCTACGTCTTTATGAAATAGCATCGGTGACTCCTAGTAGTTAAGTTACAAATTGATAATAGCGATAATTGCTAAATTGACAACGATAACGAACATAGTCATCATTCGCATAACTTCGCCGCCTGCACGTTGATTAACTGCGCGTGCTATTTCAATCGGTCTAGCGGTTTGTGCGTTGCTAGTTGCGAATAAAGAAACAAGGACGACTGGCAACCCTATCACTAGTGGAAGCAAAACGATTAGTCCTTGAATGGTTTCAATTGTGCTTGCGGTTAGTTGTGCTTCCATTATGTGACTCCTACCTATAAGTATATCAGAATATCATGATTTGTCAAACGTTTGAATTGTCATTTATGCGCATAGCCGATAGGCAATTAGTGCTAGGACTGCGGTACTATTTAGTGTCTTCTTGATTTCCGTTTTCATGGAATCTCATTCGTACCAGTACAACCTCGCCAGTTGCTTTACATGGCGAGGCAAAGTATCCATTTTCATATCCGCATCCAGGACACGTTGCTATAGAAGTTAACATAAAAATGTGTCGCCCGTCATAAAATCCTTCCCACCCCAAGCCCATATGTATACCGGATAATTTTCCTACGTCCGTTTTGCATTTGTGACAATTTACATTGCCAGTATAGGGTCGTCCAATTTTCCAGTCACATTTCCAGCAGTATGCCATTGTTTTACCTTTTAGGGATAGGTTTTGTAATCGGTGAAGTTAGTAAAATCATCCAGCGCAGGGCCGCAAATATAATTATCATACCGGCCATTTTCAAAGTTGCCAACGCCCACAAGCACAACGTCCTCGTTGCAAGTAGGGATAGGGCGGTAGTATGCGCGATAATGGGAAGCAAAGAACAGGGCAAGGAATAGAAGGGATAGTAGCGCGGTGGTGATAGAGATTAATCTTAGTGCTTTCATTTGTGACTCCTTTTGAGCATGTAATGGAAACTAATAGTAAGCATGACCCATAGAAATACATTAAACAATAGTGAGGCATCAGTTACAGGCGAGAAGAAAATTAAGGGATGTTCATCCAGCCAGGGTAAAATTGTGGGAAGCGGTCTACCATCTAGCCAGTAATATAACAAATCTTCAACGCCCATCATAAGAGCTAGTCTAAAACTTACGGCAAACCAAACTGCATCACGTCCAGCAGGGAGTAGACCGGCGACTCCTATGGACAAAAGTCCCCACATAGCAATAAAGTATCCATAATGATATTGGCCGGGGTTAGAGCCGATAAACTCCCACAGTTCATTTGCCTCAAAGATGCGCTGCCATAAAGCAATGTCAATTGCCGTGATAGATATTATGGCAAGAATAAGTATTAGTAGCTTCTTCATTATCGACGCTCCAGCAATCCTGTTATCATTGCGATTGTGTCGTCCCAATTGTCAATCATTTCGACCTCTTTGAATTGAGCCAAGAGCAATAAGATCTCTTTTCTTTGGGTAGGAGTCAGATGCTTAACGATTGTAATGCGCTCCAATTCTGAACCTTGTCCGAGGCTTACTTTGATATTGTTTTTGGTCATATTATCTCGAATATAATTTTTGTCATTCATTATGCGACTCCTTTGATTTAGCAATTTCATACCGCATCTTAGTATATGCATATAACTGCATAACTTTCGTATCAAGTTCGCCGGTATCTAATAAATACGTGTGCGTTTCCGGTATTAGTTCGTTAGCGACTGAGTGCCAATAATCGGCAGGGTTGCAGTTTGCAGGTATCATCTGTTTGTTATTTTCTACTAGTGACTCCACAATCTCACGAGCGCGTGCAATGCCGCTTTCCATATTGTCAGCTTCTTCTACAATGTATAAATAGCAAGGTTCAAAAAAAGCATTGACGGCTTCGCCCATGCGTGTACCAATTATGCGAATAGCAACAGGCGGAATAGTGGTATATTGATAATCAGTAATCTTTATGGTGTAACCGTGTTTCGTTTCTGTAAAGTGTCTTTTCATCGTGACTCCTAGTTAGATTTCCAATAGGTGCAAATAACACACGTCCTACCGTAGCCGCTCGGTGCTGGTTCAAATACGTGACGATGAGCGCGGCTTTTCTTTGCGTAAGGTTTGAGAATATCTGGCACTTCCTTTTTATAGCCGCCGCGCCGCAATCCTCTATCAAAGGTCATTTGGATATAACGCTCATAACGGTCTAATACTTTGCGCGGAACGCTGTAGCCTAATTCGCGCATCTTGTCTATCGCCCATTGGGTAGCGTGTGCTTCTTCTTCAGCGCGTGTTCCTTTTGCGCCGTTAGCGTCTACGATATGCCCGATTTCATGCAGTAGTTCAAATAGGGACACGCGGGATTTTGGAAGTTCCATTTTGCAAATCGTGCGCGTGGTTGGATGTGCGTGGACGCGACTCCAGCAGACGGATTCAGGGTTCAGAATGATTGAGTATTCCTTAAGCAGGTCGAGTCCGGTCTGCTGGAACGCGGTCAAGTTATCGTAGCGATTGCGTAAAAATGCTTGATTGAATTTGACTTCCGTGTCTTTTTGCATTTGTCTATCCTTCTGGTATCTGGTTAGTAATTTGTTGCTATCCTGTAATATCTAGTTGCTATCTATCTAGTATCTATCTGGTATCTGCTTGATAATTTTTTATAATCGTGTATAATTGCGATAGCGCGGTTGTGGCGACTGTGGAATGCAACCGCGCTATTTTGTTAATTGAGATGATTGATAAACTTGTAACCGTTTTCGATAGCATGTGCGATTGCTTGCGTTTCGATAGCTTTGTTAAGGTCTTGCGTTTTTGCCTTCTTGATATAGCTATCGGGATACAAGTCGCTGGCGAGTTCATAAGCTGCTTGACACGCTTCCTTTGCATAAGGGAAGGTGATAAATGTATCGTTCAAAACATGCGCATCGTCCCGAACGACTCCCATGTATTCGCCTCTACCAATGCGCACTGCGAAAACTTGAATAGTATCTCGTTGCATCATCGTGACTCCTTTTTATCAACTACAAAATTCAAACGTTTGAATAATTATATCAAATCATGGTTCACTTGTCAAGCGCAATTTTCCTAGTTCGTGAAGGGTTTCACAATGTCAAATGATGCCGTTTCTTCTAAGCCGTTAACCAACGTAGACCTTGAATATTCCTACAACCGAGGCGCGGACAAATTATCGCCTGAACGAATCCGTACCGCGCTAACCGGACGCTATTCCCTATGTACCCCTGAGAAAATCGAGGCTATTCAGCAGTCCATCATCCTCGGCCTAAATTACAAGGACGCTGCACACGCTAACGACGTAGACCCGCAAACCCTTTACGTCTGGCTAACCAGAGGCAAGAATCAAATCGAAATTTGGCGTAACAAAGAAGACTATGAAATACCAGAAAATGAACGAATGTTCGTTTTGCTTACTATCGCGGTACAGGACGCAATCGCCAAACGGAAGGCAAATTGGTTAGCAAAATTGCAAGAGTTGGATACGAAATCATGGCAGCGGTTCGCGTGGTTGTTGGAACGGTTGCATACTGACGAGTTCGGGAAGTCGCTGAAATTGGAAATTAACGACTGGCGGCGGGATGCGGTGGAGTTGGTGAAACAGGGGTTGCAATTCGAGCAGGCTGTTGAGTCGTTTGGTGAACAGGAAGCGGTTAAATTGTTCGAAGCTGCGGGGCGCAAGGTGGACGCAGAAATTATAGACGCTGAATTTTCGGACGCGGAGTCGGAGTCGGATAATGACTAGCAGCGCACTTGACGAGCTAACGCCGGAAGCCTATAACGCGCTGATGATGGAACGGGTGCGGAATTTGCAACGCAAGGTCAAGCTAGACCCAAGTTTGCTGAAGCAGACGGGTTATAGCGAGTTTCAGCAGAAGTATCAACTAGACGCGGCGGGATTCGTGCAAGATTGTATTCAATGGAAGGAAGGTCAGAGTCCGACGTTCTACCAGTTAGAGATTTTGCATCGGTGGAACGAGGTCGATAGGCAGGCGATACGCGGCCCGCACACGCTAGGTAAAACGGCGTTAGCTAGTTGGTGTATTCTGTGGTTTGCGTTGACCAGAGATGGGGAAGATTGGTTAATCCCGACAACGGCATCGGTCACGCGGCAGTTGACTAAATACCTGTGGCCGGAAATACATAAATGGGCGCGGCGGCTGCGGTGGGATATTATAGGAAGAGAACCGTTCAACACAAGGACGGAATTACAGTTGCAGACGTTACGATTAGCAACTGGACAAGCGTATGCAATGGCGAGTGATAATCATGAGGCGTTAGAAGGTGCGCATGCTGACCATATTCTATACATATTCGACGAGTCGAAGGCGATCAAAGAACAGACATTTGACGCGGCTGAGGGCGCGTTTGCAGGCGGTGAGGACGCGGAAGTCAAAGTGCTTGCGGTGTCGACTCCGGGCGAGTCGGTGGGGCGGTTTTACGATATTCACCGTCGCAAGTCCGGTCTAGAAGATTGGTTTCCTATGCACGTAACCGCCGAGGATGCTATCAAAGCTGGACGCATGACTCGTGAATGGCTGGAGCAGCGTAAACGGCAATGGGGCGAAACGTCCAGCTTATTTCAACGGCGCGTATTGGGCGAGTTTGCCGCAGATGATGCTGACGGTATCATCCCGCTATCATGGGTTGAACGTGCTATCCGACTATGGGAACAGGTTACAGAAGACCCCGAATTTCATAAGGGCGAGTTGTTTGCTATCGGCACAGATGTAGGTCTAGGCGGCGAGAATTCTGACCGTACCGTATTTGCTAGGTGCTATCGCACAGTCTACCAAGACTCGCCCCTGCTATTCATCGATGAGCTAGTAACGCAACCGCGCGGTTCAGTGGACACGGCAACTATGCAAACCGCTAACTACCTCATGCGTACCCACGATGCGCACGGCGGCAAACGTGGCAGACCCTTTAGCTACATCGACTCAATTGGCATCGGTGCGGGTGTGTACCATCGCCTACGCGAGGAGGGGTACAAATCTGCACGCGCATTCAACGCATCCGAAAAAACCTTACGCACAGACCAGACCGGCGAGATGCACTTTGCCAACAAGCGTACCGCTGCATGGTGGCTGACTCGCGAGTCCCTAGACCCTACCAGCGATACCCTCATAGCCCTACCGCCTAACGACGACCTGCTAGCCGAGCTAACCACTACGCGCTATAAGGAACGACCAGGCGGCGCAATCATAGCCGAGTCTAAAGACGACATCCGCAAACGCCTATCCCGTTCTACCGACTCCGCCGATGCTACTATCCAATCCCTTACTGGCGACTTACTAGCTTTACGCCCACGCGCTAGAGTCTACGTGCCAGGTCGCGGTTACATTGACTAACCCCCTATTCACGACACGCAACGCATGACACACTTGACATGACACTCATTGCACGACTCGCAACTGTTGAAAAATTTTTCCTGATTCTGTGGAGTGTGAGCGGCGTTATTCAGCACCCGTCTATATTATTCGTTCCACCATTAAAAAGAGTTTGTGCAATTTTTCACATATTATCAGTTAGTTATTCTTAGCACACTAGGACGTAAGCTATGGCAGACGCATTGAAGAATCAGAACGGAAGTGTAAAATCGGTATCGACTAGGCTCGTACAGTCGTCTACACGCAATACCGTACAGGACTTCTCGCCGTCAGAGGGTGGGCCGGGCAGCAACGATATATTGTCACGTTTTGCCATAATGCAGGCGCGTGATTTGTTACCGATGTGGTGGTCGAGAGCGCGGGATGCAGCGTTAGAAAAGTTATGGCACGATAGCAATTTGTTATCGGGTGCAATGTACGCAATGTCAAGCAAGATGTGTACTATCCCGTTTCATATAGAACCGTTGGATATGTCCATCACTCAGCATATGCGTGATGCCGATATGTTTCAACGCAGATTATACGAAGGCGCAGAATTTGGACAAGGGTGGGATGAATTCTTTAGCTTACAGGTACAATCATTGCTTGGTCAGGACAATGGACGGTTTTTTGAAATCATTGATGCTGCCAGTGATAAAACTGGTCGAGTAACTGGCGCAGCTTTAACTGTAGCTCATCTATCTCCTGACCGCTGCACCCGTACCGGCGACCCTGAGTTCCCAATCCTTTATCAACGCATAGATGGTAAACGTGTAAAACTACATTTCACCCGCGTTGGCTACGATAGTCAGTTACCGTCTACTCGTGCCGAAATGTTTAGGGTCGGCTTTTGCGCTATTTCACGCGCTACTCACTACGCCCGTCTAATCCTAGACATTAACCGCTACTACGCTGAAAAACTTGGTTCGCGTCCGTTACGTGGCATTTTATTAGCAGGCGGCGGGTTAGATGCAGAAGTGGTCGGGAACGCAATTGAAGCAATCTCGTCCAAGTCTGATGCGGAAGGGTTTATGAACTTTTCGCTATTGCCGATTATCGGTGAGCAGGAACTTGACACACCCTCACTTGAACTAATCTCGCTATCCTCACTACCTGAAGGATTTGACGAAGAAACCTCTACCGGAATAGCGATGGCCGCAATCGCATTAGCAATGGGTGTGGACATACGCGAACTGTGGCCGTCCTCACAACAAGGTGCTACTCGTGCAGACGCATTGCTTCAACACATTAAGCAACGTGGCAAAGGGCCTGGTCATATCATTACACGCACAGAACAGTTAATCAATTCCAAGTTCCTTCCCGCACATCTGAAAATCGTCTTTGACTATCAGGACGATGCGCAAGACCGCCAACGCGCAGAAATCTCCGAGTCCCGTTCCAAAACGCGCCGTCTAAATTTGGAAGACTCGTCCACCGACACCCGCATCGAGCGCGAACTGATGCTCCAAAATGGCGAAATCAATTCTGCACAATTCAACTCACTCGAATTAGCTTCTGGCCGCCTACCTGATGGGCGCGATATTCAAATCCTGTTCTATTCTGAGGATGAAACTGAGTCCGAACTACTGACCATCGCGGAACTATCCGACCCGTTAGACTTTGATGCGCACGACCCTGAAACCGCCATTAGAGCCATTGATAAGCAAATTCGTGAAGTCTACAAACTGGCTGCTCAGAGTATCGGTGTTCGTAATACAGTCGCTATTGAACAATCATTGGCCGCACTAAAATTCCTACGCAAAGAGTATGAGAAAATCCTATTAGTCGCACAAGTTGAGGAACAGACTGAACGCGAGAATACCCCTGATTCAACTGTCGGAACAGCACCGTCGCAACAAATTCGCAACTCAGCCGAATCCGAAACTCCTGTCAATCAACGTCCCGACGATGAACAAGAGGTGATGTCGCTAGAATTGAACCCGCGTGAGCTATCCGATAAGCAGAAACAGTTGCGCTTACTGGACTAACATGACTCTACTTACGACGATGCCGATGACCAGTTTCCTCTTTCCGTCTTTCAAGTTTCTTCCGTCTGCGCCACTCCCGCATATAAATTTTACGTCGCTCCCTATTCTTTTCGTACCATTCGCGCCACACTTCCTGATTGCAACGCAGACAAGTGCGCTTACCCTTCACAAATTCACCAACCTCTTTCGTCTCTCCACACCGCCAACACTCTTTCATTACTTTGACCATTTGTCACGTCCTTTTCATAAAATTGACCCAAATTTTATCCAATTCTAGTAACAATGATACCACACTACTCATAACAAAACTACCGTAAATGCGTAACAGTAATGGTGCTTGTAACAATTATTCAGGAATCTTTCGTATATATACAGATTATTTAACTATAAAAATCACTCATTTTACTAGTATTAATCTAGTTAATAACTAGTTATAACTAGTATCTAACTAGATTAATTAAGGGACTACTTGAATGAACACAGAAATAGCTAGAAACCTTATGTTTACCCGCTGGAAAAGCGTCCAGCTTTTCGGTATATACGAAAGATTCCGGCAACTTTGTTACAGGTGCTATCTTTGTTACGCAAATGTACTCTACGCCTCCCTTCCCGACAATCTAGTTAACGACACAGTTGAGCCTAGATGCTTTTCTAGGCGGTCAGTCAGATTTGTTCGGCTATGCGCATTAAAAGGGGACTTTCCCCTTGAACCCCTAAAATTGGAGTCAATCTAATGGCTGGTTTCAACGTAGCAATATTTATCAAGTCGCTCGCGCCGCGTCCGTTCCGAGTAGCTGGCTACCGTAGCGAAATCCTACGCACGCTCCGCAAAGAGGGTAACGAAATCAAACTCTTATGGGACAAGGCTACAAACACATGGACTCCCAAGCCTCGTTTCCGCGTAGATACCCGCGTCGCAGGCGTTCACGCAGAAGTCACTGTATCCACCCTTGATAAGCGCGTTTTCTACGTTGACCAAGGCACTAAGAAACGGTGGGCGGTGATGTCCAATCCCTACTCGCCCAAATCGCGTGTGCGCCGCTTACAATCTTATCGCGGTTCGGGACAACCAATAATCGCTGGTCGTCGCGCAATGCAAGCACGCGGTATTCCGGCTCAAAAAGGTATCGCACCCCGTCTATTCTCTGTCGAAATCCGCAAACTACGCCGGACAAAATTCTTTTCAAATATGCGTTCAGCAATGGACAGAGCAGCGGACAAATCATTCTAAGGTGTAATAAACATGAGCAATATTTTACGATGGGATAACATTAATGTGAACGAGATACTAACAAGCTATCTGCGTGATAAATATGGTGATATTCTTGAATATCGTGTAGACGAGATAGAACCTAACAATGAACACATCGTTTTACAAACCATTGTTGATGTACTTCAAGCATCTTCTGAATTCACTTGGCACGATATTGAGTTGTTCAGCAACACTATTGCCACAAATCGAGACAATCTCGAAAAAGTCAGTTTGTCAGAATGGAAGTTATTATCTGAATTGTTAATTCGTCGTCTAAGCGGTTTTATAAATAGTGTAGACGATTTAGTTTTGTTTAGTCGTTTTCCTAAAAATATACGTGGCGAGAATCATACCTACTTTCAGAAACATGGTCTATTTGTAACCTTATCAACAGAAACACAACGTTGGGACACGAAATTCATTCTGACCGCTAATGTTGGAATTGGACAATTTGCTAAACTTTACCAACTCACAAAACAAGGAATCTAAATGTCATCCAATCATCGACCAGAAGACATCAGACCCGCATGGTACAACGTTGTTCGTCGAATGCAATCGGTAGCTCGTAACAATCAAGGACTCGCAATTGTCCAAATGACCGTCCTTGTAAACGCGGACGGAAACCCTATTCTATGGCGTGAACCAGACTTCATCAAGTTTGAACCGCGCCATTCCGAAGCATTTGAGAAACTTATGCGTGACGAAATCCTTGAACCTGACGACATGATGAGTATTCTCAAACTTATGGTGAAGTGACGCAATTTAACTAAAACTTCCTAATAATATAAAATGTGTCTAATTCGGACAATTGGAGAATAAACAATGGGCTGGTGGATTGTGGAGTGGAATCGGATAGCAATTTCAGAACATTATGGTAAAATAGAATAGTTGTGGCGCAACCTTTTATCTTCCCACCAGAAGAGTCTATCTCTATTATCAACGCGGATGCGGTTCGTTACGCACGTCGACTCGCAGCATGGAACTATCTGAACCCCGACCAAGCATTTTATTATCACGCTCTCTTGTGCGACCCTCCGTATCACCTAACATCTATCACTAAACGTTTTGGTAAAAAGAATTCTGCGCCTGCTAAATATGGACAAGACGGTGCGTTTTCCCGTGCATCTAGTGGGTTCATGGGTAAAGAATGGGACGGTGGTGACATCGCCTTTGACCCTGCTACGTGGCGTGCCTTCAAAAGAATACTATATCCAGGCGCGTTCGGTATGGCGTTCGCGGGGTCACGCGGATGGCATCGGATGGCCGTTGCTATAGAAGATGCGGGGTTTATTATCCATCCGACTATATTCTTATGGGGATATGGTAGTGGTTTTCCGAAGGCTACTCGAATCGACACGCAGATTGACCGAGCAGACGGTTATCAAATCCCAACTGGTGAGTTGATAACTGAGAACAATTCTATGTCGGGTGTAATTTCCCCCCGACATAATTACGATGCTCAATCTGAGTTAGCACAAATATGGCAAGGACACCGTTACGGACTGCAAGCGATGAAACCCGCAACAGAACCTATCATCGTGTTCCAAAAACCCTACGCTGGTCGTCCAATAGACAACATGATAGAGACAGGTGCAGGCGCGTTGAATATAGACGGCGGACGAATAGGAACTGATAAAATGTTGAACCAAGCTGTCCAGCTTGGTTCAAATGGTATCTATAGCAAGATGGATAGAAACAATAGCCAAACAATAGCCAACGGTCGCTGGCCTGCTAATTTCATTCTCGTTCATACCCCTGACTGTCGCATAACTGGTTATAGGGAATCGGACAGTTATGTTATCAACCGCTTTGACGACGGCATGAAGCCGTTTGGCGACGGCGCGGGACATGAATATAGCACAGAAGATACTAGCGGTGGATTACAACCCGTTTGGGAATGTGTGGAAGGTTGTGCGGTAAAAGCGTTGGATAAACAAGGTGGCAATTCACATATCGTTGGCGAAGGTGATACGTCCCGTTTCTTTTATCAAGCAGGATGGTCATACGAAGTTGCTGAACAACTACTCAACGCTGACCCTGTGAAATATCAAGCAAAGGCGAGTCGCTCCGAACGCGATGCAGGTTTAGAAAATATAGAGCCAACTACTCCAGAACGATATGGCGAATTCAAGGGTACAGAAGAACATGCTCCGAATAAACAAAATTTACAACGCAATCCTCATCCTACTTTAAAACCTATCGACCTCACCCGCTATTTAGCAACTTTACTCCTACCTCCAGACCATTACGCTCCCCGTCGTATCTTCATCCCTTTCGCCGGTGTTGCGAGTGAAGTAATAGGCGCATATCAAGCACAATGGGAAACCGTCACCGGACTTGAATTAGAATCTGAGTACGTCCCTATCGCGCAACAACGTTTGAAATATTGGATAGAACAGGGCATTCAACTACCATTATTCTAAACTTGTTCAACATGTCACTATTGACAAATATCTAAAAATCCTCTAAAATCTCTATACATCTCCATCTATGGGCGTTCGGACTGGGCGCGTTGAGTCATTGTTTGATAACGACTCACGCGCTCAGTTCCGTTTAACCAACAAAATTATGCCTTACTCTATTGTCAAGAACCATGCAGACTGTCCTGATGGAAAACCTTATGCAATTATCAAAGACTCGGACGGTAAGAAAATGGGATGCCACAAAACCAGGAGCGACGCGGTGAAGCAAATAGCAGCAATTGAAGCGAACGAGGATAAACAAATCGACCCGTCAACCATCCCGCCCTTTGAAAAAGCAACTGACGAGGAAAAGGAATTATACGCCGATTACTATTCTGGCGAAGTCTACGACACCGACGATTACGTTCCTTACGGCGTGAAATCTTTTAGCGAATATGATGCGCTACTTCAAAATCGCAAACGTGCATCGTCTGTCAAGAAAGATACCGAATACCTGAAACAGTTTATCGACAACATCTTCTCCGACTCGGACACCACTGAAGAACAGAAGTTTGCTGAAGCGTCTGCGCTAATGAAAGAATTTCAATCCCGCGTGTCCTCAATTCCAGACATGGAAGACAAAGCTGTCACCTTCAACTTCAACTTCCCGCCTGCTATCAACAAAGCACTTGATAAGGTCAAGGCCGTTCTAAGCGGCAACGACGATGGAGCGCATAACATCCGTGACTTACCCACCGCCCCTGACTTGACCAAATCCTTCTCAATCTACAAATCTGCCGATGGACAGTTGCGCTGGTTCGCGGTCTATTCTAACAATTACATCGACGAAGACATGCCGCCCGACATCATTTCAGAAAAGTCCCACACCGATTTCGTTGCGCGTGTCGACTCCGGCGAAGACCCTTTTCCTGAACTCTGGCACTACCACATTGATGGCACTCGCTTTGGTATCACCGACTTCCTTGATTACGCTGACGGGTTCGCAATTGCATCCGGCACAATTGACGAAGGACACGAGAAAGAAGCCTACGCATTAGCCGAAGCTGACAACATCGGTGTTTCTCACGGTATGCACGGTTCGTCTATCGAACGCGACTCCCAACACAAACACGTCATTATCCAACATACCACGCACGAAATTTCCCCTCTACCTATGGATAAAGCCGCGAACAAACTGACCGGCTTCCACATTTTTACTAAGGAGCAAGTTATGTCTCTCACAGACGACAAGAAAGCGTATCTGCGCGATGTCATTCGTCTCGATGACAATGCAATCAAGGATGTCGAGAACGGTATTACTGAACGCAAGAAACAAGCGGAACAGTTGCGGCTTGAATCTAAACAAGCGGGTGACGATGCGGACGTTCCTGTTGAGGAAACTCCCCCAACCGAACCTGTTACCGAACCTGTTACTGAGCCTGTAACGGAAACCAAGACCGCACCGTTCAGTGATGACCAAACTACCCAACTGAAAGAAGCGTTTGCAGCGTTCAGTGAAAATCTGGTGAAGGAATTCCTGACCCCGCTCACTGAGCAGGTCACTAAACTTTCGTCAGAAATCGCTACGTTGAAGGACGAGGGCGGCGCACTCAAATCGGCAGAACGTCTTACTCCGAAAGCTGCCCGTTTCTCGCTTACCGACCAGCTATTCGGTGAAGAACTGAAATCGCTATCTGCAACCGAGGACGAGGATAACGTCGTTGATGGGCGCACCAAAATCGGTAAGTCCGCGCCAGCCGAGACTGAAGACGAAAAAACTGTTATCAAGTCCAACGACGCACTAGCCGATACCATCGTAAACGGCATCTTCAACCAAAACCTTGACAAGTATCGCGGTCAGACAAGACAGCCAATCAACTAACCTATCAACCACTCGGATAAGAAAACTAAACGAAGGAAACTACAATGGATAAGGAAACCCAAGCACTTTTTGAAAATATGAGTGGTCTGATGGAAAAGCAGACCGCTGTCTTAGAAAAAGCGTTAGACTCTAATAAAGCTGCCGCATCCACTATGACCGCCAACACCTTACACGGCGGCGGCGGTCTGTGGTCAGTTGCCGGACTTGAGCAGGAAATCGTCACCGCCCACATCCGTCCGCAAGGTATTGACCGCGTTCTACCCCTGTTCGCCACCAACAAGGAAGACCCGCGTTTCGGCGGTCTTACAGGCTTCACAGACGTGACCGGCGCAGAACCGGACAACGCTTGTGACGACGCTCCCACTGGCTTTATGAAGGGATGCACCCTAACTGCCCGTTTCGGCATGACCCGTCGTGACACGAACACGATGGAGTTCAACAAAATCATCACCCGTTTGCACAGGGGCGATTTCATGGACTTGCGCTTAGTCGGGTCTGTCCTCGGTCTGACCAATCTACAACCTCGTGGTTTGAACGAGCAGGAAATCCTGACCCTTGTCACACAGGCCGAAATGGTCACAGCAGCCGTCAATGCTGAACGCAAACTGGTCAAGGAAATGTGGCAGGGTACTTACGGTACGTCCACCGAGTTCCCTGGCCTTGATTCCCAAATCGCGACTGGACAGAAGGATGCTGACAACGGTGTCGCATGTCCCGCGCTTGATAGTGACGTGAAAGACTTCAACTTCAACAACGTCGAAGGCGCGTCCCCGTCCATTGTCGAGTACCTATCAATGCTTGAGTGGTTTATCCACTTCAATGCTGAACGGATGGGACTGTTACCCGCATCGTTCTTCATTGCGATGCGCCCCGAACTGTGGCAAGTCTTAACCGAAGTGTGGCCGTGCCAGTACAACACCGGCAAATGCGCCACTTCCATCGTCGGTAACGGCTCTCGCGTGATTATCGACGGTCGTGACAACATCGCTGACCGTGACTCAATGCGCCGTTCAATGACAATCGAAGTCAATGGTCGCGTGTATCCAGTTGTCACCGACGACGGTATTCACGAAGCTACCAACATCACTAACGGCAACTTACTGGCTGGTCAGTACGCATCCAGCATCTACTTCGTCCCGCTGACCGTTGCCGGTAACTTCCCTGTCACTTACCGTGAATACCTTGACTATCGTTCGCCAATTGCCAACGCCAACTCCGCGTTACTGCGTGGTCGTCAAGACTTCTGGTCAGATGATGGAGTGTACCTGTGGTTCATCGAGAACAACAAGTATTGCTACAAACTCGGTCTAAAAACTGAGCAGCGTATCGTTCTGCGCACACCGCAACTAGCTGGTAAAATCCAGAACGTTATGTACGAGCCGCTGCAACACCTGCGTTCTAGCGACCCCGCGAGTCCATATTTTAGTGACGGGGGCGTTAGTCTCAAAGGCGGTTTGAGTGAACCTAAGGCAGTATGGAACAGCTAATAGACTAGTAATAACCTACCAACTATCAAGAGTCGGGATAACACCCGACTCTTTTTTTATCCATCTAGTTTATACCTATGCGAACCCAACCCCTGACCATCCCCCATTCACAACCCCTACATCTACCGTTTTACCCTTGACAAATCTAACAATTCGTGCATAATGGAACTAGCCACAACGAAGACCTATCTAACCTCTAGGTCGCGCAGCACCAAGAACCGAGTGTCTTATTCCAAACACTCGGTTCTTGGTTTATATAATTGGTGAATGATGGGGTTATTTCTTAGAAGACTTGCTGGACTTTGGGGAACTGAACGGTTCAGACTCGTCGCCTTCGTCCTCATCAACTTCCTCAATGTCTTCGATTGCAGCATCTTCAAAAGACGCTTCGGGCGAAGTATTGCCACTTACAGAAGTTGAGTCACTATCCGCCGGTTCAAATTCAAAACCAACTGGCTCATCATACTCATCATACGGATGCCACTCACCTTGACCAGTCCCACGCTTGACCGACGTGTACAATTTAGCAACGCCCTCTTCATTCGTCGCACCGAACACGCGCAAACTAACAAAATCATCTGAAAACACTTCGACAATGACCGCAGCACGCGCACCGTTCTCGCTTTCAAAATGCACAATCCTGCCTAGACCTGTTTCAAACATAATAGACCTCCGTAATCAAATTTACCAAAAAGCTGGACGCTTTTCCAGCAGGTATTGAAACCCCATTATACCACTCCCTTGCATAACGTGTCAAAGTGGGGTAAAATCACTTATCCATGTCAAACGATAAACAGCGTGTCCGCAAAACTATCTATCTTGACTCCGACGTTGCTGACCGTCTTCAGGAACTTGCGGATAAGAATAGACGCTCATTTGCGGGTCAAGCTGAATTCATTATAAATAACGAAATTGAGCGCGACGATGCGCGTGTCCCATTGGTAAAAATCAATGACCCTAAAAAGTGAGACTATCGTTTACCGTCACGCCTATTTCTACATTGTCAAACGAGTGAACTCCGCAGGCGACAAACGTTATACTCCCGTTATCGACAACAAAATGACACGCATCTCATGGACAACTTCGGGGATGGCTAGGCTATATGGTGAAGCGGTTGCGTTGCGTTTGCGTAAGAAACGATTAGTCGCGCTACAATCTGTCATATCTAAACCACAAGAGAAAGAATAATGGAACAAATCGCACGCACCAACCACGACTCGTTATACTGGCTAGACGGAAAGACTGGTAAGCCCGTAACTACCCGTCACAAAGATACTACATGGTGGACGCAGAAGAAAGACTATCCTTATCCAATGACGATAGAGATTATGTCCACGCCCAACGGTGGCGGCAATTCACCGCGCTATAACGATGAGTGGTTAGAATGGCTTATCGAACTAAATAACCGTCATGGACAGAACAATTCCCAACAAGCTATCCGCAGACTAGCTGCCGTCTTATTCAATCGTGCAGCAAACTCACACTTATCCCACAAGAAATATGTTGAGCTAGGTGACAATCCCAAAGCGGAAGCAATCACGACCGGAAGCGGTTATACAGTAGGCGGTGTCTATCTTGCTAACTATGTCAAAATTATTGGCGATAAACAAAACAACGCTTATCCTATCGAAACTCTTTGCATCAAAGACCGTCCGCCCAATCTTGACGAAGTTAACCCCGACACTCACCGCTGGCTATTTTGTCTAGGAACTTCCATCGACAATGGCAAAATCCTTGCGCCCGATAATTTACCCGCAACTGGTTATGCGCCAAACGGATACCCTACAATAACGTGGTGGCCGTTGCTAACAAAGGAACGAGTAGCATTTATCCGTGCAGAAAAAGTCACTATCGGTGTATCTATCCCGACCAACTCAAAACCTATTCCCGAACCTGACAGGAGTAATCAAATGGCTAACAAAGGTTTCATCGCAATTGTAGATAACGACCTCGGAGTTCACGTTCTACGCGAGTCCACCGACCCTGAGCGTTATCAAAATATTATTGATGTTGCGTTCACGCCCCAAGTGCCGCCTGACCCCAAACCCGTTCCAGAACCTGACCAACTTACCCTGCTCTGGCCTACTGTCGAGAAGCGCGTGACCCAACGGTTCGGCGTAAATGCACATATCTATTCCAAATTCGGACTTCCTGCGCACGGCGGACTCGACTTAGCCGCACCGATGGATAGCAAACTGTTCGCAGTTACGGATATGAAATGCAGTCGCGTCGATACACAGACTCAGCATCCGTCCTACGGTTGGTCTGTCCGTTTCGAGTTCAAACATGCAGGTTTCACCTACGAAGTCACCTACGCTCATCTAATCAGACCCGCTAAAGTTCGTGTGGGCGATGTTGTGCAACGCGGCGCGGTTATTGGGTTCGCGGACAGTACGGGGAACTCAACAGGTTCGCATCTGCATATTATGTTGAAGAAGTTTGGCGCGACTGCACGGAAAGAGAATGTTTATAACGGTGTTCAGTGGCCTTTCGACATCGTGGACGTTACCCCATACTTCGCTGAGTTGCGTTAATCATGCACCGCTGGCTAGCATTAGTTGAACAATTTGACAACGAAAATCTACGTCCTATTCCTGAACCATTGTCAGGCATTCGTTATACGTTTCAGGAATTGTCTGACAATGGTATCAGCATTGTTCGTAGGATTAAGGCGTTCAACGGAACAGATACCTACATCTATATCCTAAAACGCTCCATTCCCTATCTCATCGAAAACGAAGTGGCGTTCCTTAATGTCATGCAATCCTCTGGCTACGTCCCACGCTTTGACCGCTATGACAAATATACTCTACGCATAGAGGACTTGGGACAGTCCGAACCTGTTACCAACTGGTCTATATTCCGTGACCATTGTGCTAAATTGCTACACGCGCTAAGTTCCCGTTCTGTCAGGCACGGTGACATCACTGAGCAGGCGGTTATTATCCGTAACAATAAACCGTATCTGATTGACTTCGCGGAGTCCCGTTGGAAATATGACTCTGCGCCAGATAAACAGGGTAAGACTGATGAAACCCTAATGGGTGAATTGGTGCATCGTTTAGTTGCAAGAGCTACTACGAGCGCGTAATGACTGAAATAGACGACTTGGTAACTATCTCTGCCGATGACGGCGACATCATCCTCGTTAAGACAGACAATAATGATGCGTTTCATTCATTCGTTGACATCTACGGACGCGCCAATCCACAAAAGCGCGTAGTGTTCCTTGCCGTCGAGTCCCTGGATGACGTTCGTAAAGCTGACCCCCGCGCATTGTGGAAACTAGGACTGTTGCAAAATAATTTCAAGTTCCCGTCCGACACCAATACTCGCGCAGAAGCAATGTGGTTTTTTATCCAACAAACTGTTCACTTTCAGGGCAAGAATGTCATTGACTTAGGTTGCGGAACAGGCGACTTCCTTCATCGCGCATTTGAAGCGGGAGCGCAACACGTTCAAGGCGTTGATAAAGACCCGTCGCGCATCCACGTCCCATCTATTTTTATCGGCAACCGTATGCTTATTGCTGCAAATAACGTTCTCGGTGGTGTTGGTAAAAACCTATCCTTTGACCTAAATGCTGCAATAGCCGAGGACTTCCGTTTCCAACCGAAATATGAAATTGCGTTCTGTTTTAGCGTCCTACCGTATCTTGACGACCCACATGTAGCTTTGAAATGGATGCACAGCAACTTTGATACGCTTGTCCTTGAATTTCAATATGCTGGCGATGGCAACGGATTTGACTTTATAAAAGATGATACAGATGCGCTGGAACTTATCAGAACGAACACCGACTATAAACTAGAGGTAATCGGTAAAACTCCTGTCAAAGAGGACAAATTCTATCGCACTATCTGGCTATGCACAAAATGACAAACACCGACCTACAAATCATCGTCACCACCTGTGACAAATACGCGTGGGCATTGCGACCATCTGCATACTTATTCAACACTCATTGGTCTGCATCCGCACTTGTCCACGTCCTTTGCGAGTCACCCATCAGCAATCTACCTCCCAACTTCCAACCACGTCCTATCTCGCTACCCGATAACGGCGGTTGGCCTCGCAAATTATGGACAGACGGTTTGATAAAATACCTGCATTCCATCCCGCAGCAATTTGTCATTATCATGTTAGAAGATTACTGGCTGACCCGCGACGTGAACCTACCTGCCATCGACTACGCGCTGGAATACATGATGCAATACCGTTCTATCCTGCGCGTTGACCTAAC